TTAAAAAACATTCTTTATATACTTCTCGAAATTTTCTTTAGCGTCATCATTCATTTTTTTAGTTACATGACTATATACTTCACTCGTAATGGCTTCAGATTTATGACCTAAGCGTTCCTGGATTACTTTCATAGGTACATTGCTTTCTAGAAGTAGAGTAGCATGTGTATGTCTTAGTTTATGAATACTTAATCTATTATCTTTACCTAGTAATTTTCCAGTAACATACATCATAGTATTATGAGTTGTTGAGCGTGGTAATGGTTCACCAAACTCATTACAGAAAATATAATCGTAAGAATTATTATAGAAATCCGCATTAACAATTTTGTTACTATTTTGTAGATTCTTAAGTTTAAACAGTTCTTTAGCTAACTCATCTGAAATAAAAATAACTCTGTTTTCTTTATTTTTAGTGGGTCCAAATTTATTAGACTTTTGATTATACGATTTAGTAATTGATAATGTTTTAAGTTTTCTATCATAATCATTCCAATTTAAAGCACTAGCTTCACCAATTCTCATACCAGTTTCTATTAGCGTTCTAAATAAAAAGTATTGATATACATCTCGTTTACGTACCATATCTAAAAATGGTTTAATTTTATCTTTAGGTAGATATTTAGCTTTTTCTTGGTGTTTCAAATCTATATGTTGCAAGGTTATACCATCACAGGGATTGTGATAAATGAGTCTGTCATATTTAGCTCTTTCTAAGCTACGCTTTAATAGATTATGTGTTTTAGATAATGTGGATTTACTATAACCTTTTTCAATTAAGTAATTAATAAAACTTTGATGAATAGAGGGTGTAATGTCTTTTATATTTATATCGTTATAAAAGTCTAATATTCGTTTCTTCGAGAATTGTTCAATGTCAAAACTACTATCGCTTATCTTATTTTTTCTCCAAGTTTCAAGATAGTAATCGAGCCATTCTGTTAGAGTATAGTTTTTTTCTTCTTTATAGCCTTTATTAATCTTACTTTCTAGTTCTATTGCAGCTCGTTTAGCTTCTTGCTTCGTTCTAAAGCCTGATTTACTAATATATTTTTTTCTTCCTAAACTATCATGATAATGAATTTTAAAACGCCATTTACTACCACGTTTTTCGAATGAGGCCATATAAATCATCTCCTGGTTGTTAATTCTTGTTGTATATAAATAGGGTAGACAAGCTACCCATTATGTATCAATTCATTCTTTCTAAAAGTAATAATGCTAATTTACCTGTTGCTCTAGCGTCATTTATTGCATCATGTGAACTTCCATCATCTAAATTAAAATATTCTTTAAGTGTAGGCAATTTATGATTAGGTGTTTCATGTATTAAGCGTCTTGCAGCCGGTAAAGTATCGAAAACTCTAAATCTTTCATGGTCGATATCATAATCATGAAGATTCTTTAAAAGAAATTTCATGTCAAATGGAGCGTTATGAGCGACAATTGTTTTACCTTTAAGCAAATTATGTAATTCTTCCATATAATATTCAGATATTTTTGGTTTATCTTCTAAAAACTCATTAGTAATACCTATTTTTTTTACAAGGCTTTTTCTAACAGGTTCATCCGGTTTGAAAAATTGAGTGGTTTCATTAATAATCGCGCCATTTTTAAATTCAACTACACCATATTGTATTATTTCATGTTCTGAATATTTTAATCCCGTAGTTTCAAAATCCAATACTACAAAATCAGAAGAAAGCTTACGAGCCTTTGTATAAGTTAAATCTAATTTATTAGAATTAAAATCAATTATTTCGTCATTATCATAAGTAAGTGAAGCTAAATTTTGTTTGTAATTTACAGTCTCAAATTGTTTTTCAGGAGAATCTTTGGAATTTATATTATCACTTAATATTTCATTATCTTCACTATTTTCATTTAATTCTGTAGAATCATTTTTATTGATTTTTTCTTCAAGCTCTTTAATATATTTCTTTTGTTCTTCTACTTCTTTCTTTAGATTATTATTACTTTGAAATAATTCACTTGAAATATCTTCATTTTCTACTGTTTTTGGCTTAGGATTATTGTCAGACTTAAAAGTATTATGTAAGATATCTTTTTGCTGCTTATGTTTCTCATTTGAATTATTCAAATTATGTTCATAATAATTATTTGAATTTTTGTTTTTATTAGATTTAAATAATTTAAATAAACTGAATAAAAATAATATTAAGAAAATAGTTAATAAAATTACGTCCATAAATTCTATCCCTTGTTCTGATACTGCCAAAAAACCAATTAAAAGCATAAATCCAGAAATTACTAAAAGAATTGAATATAAAATTTTTTTCATTTTTGTTCTCCTCTATAAAAATTCGAAATATTAGATGTAATAAAGCTATATAGGTAAATCATAAATATAGTTAAATTCATTAATGTAATCCATATGACTGTCTAAACTTTCTTTTAAGAAAAGTAGATAGTTTTTGGGATGAAGATTTTCATTACTAGACATATAATTATCTAAACCACTATTCATGTGACTCTTAATTACTTTTAAAGCAATTTCAGAAGATTGCACACTAATTTGAAATACTTTAGATATTTTATTTATGTCTAAACAATTGAGATATTGATATCTGATATGTAAAGGAAACAACAAGCATGATGCAAAACTGTTTGCTTCATATTCTTCAGCTTTTCTTCTGTAAAAGTCCTCGTAGGTAAAATGTTCATTTAAATTAATTCCAGTATGTCCCATAACAAAGTGTCCATACTCGTGAGCCAATGTAAACCTTAATCGATTCATGGGTAGAGAATCATTATAAATGATTAAAGCTTTGTTACCTTTTCTGATGTGAAATGCATCTTCTGAACCAAAGATACTGGATATTTGAAAATGAGGAGTGTGAGTTTTATTTGAGAATTCATTAAAAGTCATTAGTTTGATACGTTGATCTTGCGAAATAATTTCTAAAATATCTAATGGAAAAGACAAGTTATCTAAACCATTAGATATTTTAGAAACTGCCTTTGCAGCGTTATAAAAAGATTTTTGGTAATTCACTCTCATTTAAAAGCCCCTTTACTTTGTTAATTCATCCCAATCGTCAAACATGGTTTCAAGTATAGTTAAGGCTTTTTTTCTCTGTGCCTCCGTCATATTTTCTGTTGCTCGGTGCATGATAAGAATATCTTCATCTTTCTTTTCTCCAGTATACTCATCTTTTTCTCTGCCTAGTAGATAGTCAACTGATACATCAAAATAGTCAGCAACCTTTTGAATTTTATCAATTCCAGGTTTAGTTTTTTCCCATCTTCTTATTTGTCCATTAGAGAAGCCTAAAATTCTTTCTAATTCAGCAAAAGTCAAACCTTTGGAATTGCATAAGTTGCGTATTCTTTGTACTAAACTCATAAGATTCTCCTATCACAGTTAACTTTTTTGTTATTTTTGTTTGACAAATAGCATAAAAGTTATTACACTGTACTTAAGCTTTAAATTTAGCCATTAAACATATAACAAATATTCGTTGGGGAACGAGTAATAGCAACCTTTTTAATAGTGCTTTATAGCGTTGTTATAGGTTTATTAAGCTATGCTTAAATATTAGCATAAATGTTATTTTATGACAATGGATAATTTATATGCTTAGCAAAAAAGTTAATGGAGGTAAAGACAATGGCAACAACGGAATTTGGATTAAGAGTTAGAACGGAGTTATTGAAGCGTAATATCACAAATAAACAACTAGCAGATATGTTAGGTATTTCAAGTGCTTATCTATCAGATATTTTACGAGGTCGTAGAGATGCATTCGAACAAAAGAAACGTATTGCTAAAATTCTTGAAATCAAGGAAGAAATAAAAAATTAGAATGTAACGATTAGGAGGTCTAAATGAGCAATATATCTATTGAGATTGACAATGACTTTATTAATCAACTAGTGCAAGAAAAAGTAGAAAGTATTTTAAGCAACTACAAAAGAGAAGTTGCTGCAGTGGATATTAAAGATTTAGTGACTATTACAGGTCTTAGTAAATCAACTCTAGTTAACAAAATTGTAGTTGAACCTGAAATTGTTGAAATAACAAGACGAGTTGGCACAAGAGTTTTGTATCTATATCCGCAAGTGTTAGATGCATATCAAAAAATACTTAATCGCATAAACAACTAAGGAGGTGATGATATGACTAAGGAAACTAAAGTAACGCTCATTACTGGATTTACATTTATAGCTATATTCTTTGCATTAATGATTGCAGAATTTTTTATTACACGAGCAACAGCGTATGCACTATTTGCATCATTATTTGTGTATTTATTTTTTGATGTGTATTTCTTTGAACAAAAAAAGACTGAATGCTAACGGCAATTAGCAAACAGTCAAACAAATTTCAAATAAAATTCAATTCAATTATATCACAGGAGAACAAAATGAAACATAAGCTATTAAAAATTGCTAACGAATTAAACGATTTAATTATGCATAGTAAAGAGCACATTAAATGTGAGTTTAGTACTGGTGAGTGTAAAAACGAAGTGAAGGTTTTTCTTTTTCACTATTCAGATAGATATAAAAATAACTGTGAAATTATTACCTTTTTTGAACATTACGAAGATAAAAGTATATTAGAGAATTTTGAATTAGCCAAGAAAGTAATTAAAGGAGAGTGCTTAATCAATGTCGAGTTTATTTGACTTATCAGCTGACTACCAACAAGTTTATAACCTTATCGCAGAACAAGAAGATGAGCAAATTCAAGTAATCAATTAAAAGACATACTACGAGATGAAGCAAATAAATTTATACAAATAACAGAAAATAGCGGACTTTCAGAAAAATATAAAGATGAAATAAGCAAATTGAAAATGATGGACGTAAACACTTTAGATAAGCAACAGATTATTAAAACTAGAAACTTAATCAGAAGAAGACTAGGAGGAATTGAATCATGATAAATAAAGTAGTTTTAGTAGGAAGATTGACTAAAAATCCTGAATATAGAACAACGCCTAATGGTGTTAGTGTATCGATTTTTACTTTAGCAGTAAATAGAACGTTTACTAATTCAAATGGAGAACGTGAAGCGGATTTTATCAATGTAGTTACATTCAAAAAACAAGCAGATCACGTAAATAATTATTTAATTAAAGGTTCACTTGTTGGAGTAGAAGGGCGTATTCAGACACGTAATTATGAAAATAATGAAGGACAAAGACTATATGTAACTGAAGTTGTAGCTGAAAGAGTTCATTTTTTAGATAGTAAAGGTAATAATCAGCAAAATAACTCATCTCAATAACAAAGACAAGCACTAACAGGGAATAATCTTTTTACCAATGCTAATGGTGCAATAGATATTGATGACTCAATGTTGTCTTTCTAGGAAATGACTAAATGAGTGGAATTTGGAAAGATGTTGTAGGTTATAAAAGTATTTATGAAGAATAAAAAGACTAAAAGGTAAATATGTGCCAAACGATAAAATATTAAAATCTAAAAAGATCTAACGATTATATTTGTGTGACGTTATCTGAAAATAAAGAAGTTACTAAATCAATGCATAGATTAGTCATGTTTTTGTTTGTTAGATATTCTGTTTTAGAAGTTAATTATATAGATAGCAATAAAAAGAACAATCAACTTAGTAATTTTAAGTACTGTTCTTCTAGAAATAACAGGTTTATCAAATATGTCGGTAATTAGAATTCTAAAAATGATAATTAAACACCATGTTGAAAGGAGAGAAAACGAATGCGATCAATAATATTAAGACTTGAAGATAGAATACAGATTTCTGAACGAATTAGAGATATAAGAGTAAATGCTGAACTACTGCAATACGAGTTTGGTGAATGTTTAGGTGTAGAGCGTATGACTGTGTATAACTGGGAAAACTGGGCTCAATTACCCTCAATGAAAATAATCAGAAAAATGGCACAGGAGTTCCACACTACACCTCAATGGATATTGTACGGGAGTGATGAAAAATGAATGAACAACCTAGTTACTACTCAATTATCACAGCTAACGTAAGATATGATAATCGTTTAACTGATAGTGAAAAACTACTGTTTGCTGAAATCACTTCATTAAGTAACAAGTATGGTTACTGCACAGCAACAAACAGCTACTTTGCAAGATTATATGAAGTAGTAAAAGAAACAATATCAAGAAGAATATCAAATCTTAATAAGTATGGATATTTAAAAATAGAAATAATCAAAAATCGTAATCAAGTAAAACAAAGAAAGATATACCCATTGACGCAATCGTCAATACCTATTGACGTGAAAATCAATACCCCTATTGATAATTCTGTCAATACCCCTATTGACGCAAATGTTAAAGAGAATAATACAAGAAAGAATAATACAAGAAAAAATAATACAAGTATAAATAGTGACAGTGACATCTCAAAAATTTTTCAATTAATAACTAAAGAAATAGAGATGATACAAAGTCCATTAAAACTACAAGAGTTAGAAGATGAAATTAATCTTATTAAAGATAATAAGTTAGAAATAACTAAAGTAGCTATCAAATATTGTAAAGAAAACAACAAAGATATTAACTATTTAATTAAAGTATTAAAAAATTGGAATAATCAAGGAGTAGATACTAAAGAAAAAGCATTAGCTAAAGTAACACCTAAGAAAAAGAAATCTAACGAAACTGATGATGTATTTGCAACTATGAAAGAGAAACTAGGTGCTAACTAATGAGTATGACGAAACAACAAGCATTTGAAATTATAGATAAAGTTAGACGTATTTATAACATGGAATTTGATACACCTAAATTGGAAACCTGGATAGATGTGTTAAGTGAAAATGGCGATTATGAACCAACATTGAAAGAAATGAATAACTATATTAAAAATAGTAATCCATATCCACCTACATTGCCTAAGATTATGAGAAAAATACCTAAAAAATTAAAGTATGAAGAAGTACCTAAAGATGTAAAAGAGCATCGCTGGAAGATGAAGAACGATCCTGAATATGTAGCTGAAAGAAAAAAGATATTAGATGAGTTTAAAGAGAAACTGCGTGAATTCGAGGTGAACGAATATGAATGAACGTAGAGATATCGAAAGTACAATTATTGCGAGTTTACTCAAGAAACCTGAACTTGTCGAAAAAATACGTGTAAAACCATATATGTTTAGCTATGGAGATTTTAGAGTTTTTATGAAATATATATTTGAAAATGGCAAGGTAGATCATAATGAAATATTTCTTGAGACAACAAAGAATAGAAATTTTTTAGATTTTGATACGATACAAAAACTTTATAATTCAGACTTCATAGGTTATGGCGTATTTGAAAGATACCAACAATATCTTTTAGAGCTTTTTCAAATTTCAGAAGCTAACGAAGTTATTAATGAATTTAAACTTTCACCTAGCATAAAAACATTTGAAACAATGCTTACAGAATTAAATGAAGTTTCAATGATTAGTACTTCAGATGAAACGAGTACAAAACAAATTGTAGATGAATTCGTATTAGAACTTTATAGTGATGAACCTAAAAAAATAATTAAAACTGGCTTTCCTTTAATGGATTACAAAATAGGTGGTTTAGAGCCAACACAACTTATTGTGATTGCAGCACGACCTTCAGTAGGTAAAACAGGATTTGCACTTCAAATGATGTTGAATATAGCTAAACAAGGTTATAAAACATCACTCTTTAGTTTAGAAACAACGGGCGTCAGAATACTTGAAAGAATGTTATCAACATTAACTGGAATCGAACTTACACGTATTAAAGAAAAAGTAGATTTAAGCGCAAATGACTTAACAAAGCTAACGAGTGCTGCAAGTGAAATATTAAAACTTGATATTGATATACATAAACAAAGTAATATAACCACTCAAGAAATACGTAGACAAGCAATGAAGAACAAAGATAGACAACAGGTTATATTTATTGATTATCTTCAATTAATGCAAACAGATAGTAATTTAGACCGCAGAAACGGTATTGAAAAAATTAGTCGTGAATTAAAAATTATAGCAAATGATACTGGAGCAATTATTGTATTACTTTCTCAACTTAGTCGTGGTGTGGAAAATCGAAATAATAAACGACCTATGTTATCAGATATGAAAGAAGCAGGTGGTATCGAAGCGGATGCTAGTTTAGCAATACTTTTATACCGAGATGATTATTACAACCAAGAAGAAGATGATGATTTTGGTAAATCTATAGTTGAATGTAATATTGCTAAAAATAAAGATGGCGAAACAGGAATGATTGAATTTGAATATTATAAAAAGACACAAAGGTTTATAACATGACAGTGATTGAATATAAAAAGCTACTGGGTGTTATGTATCGACAAACTTATTACAACGATAAATTAATAGGAATGTTACTTATAGAAGTAGGTAGAGCAATTAATCGTTTATTAGAAGATAAAAAGATATCGCCATTTGATGATTATAAAAAAGTTTTGAATGTTATTGAAAAACAAACGAAATGGAGAGGGAAGGATGGGAATTATAGAAGGTTCTAAGAAAAAATATTATCTCTATGAAAGTGACGGTTGGAAAATGTGCAGTGTCATTCCACTAGGTAACGACTTATATAACTTAGGTAATTACGGTGGTATACACACTAGAAAAGTTTTTAAAGGAAACGTAACTAAAGCTGAACTAGATAAATTAAAAAAGAAATATAAATTATACAGAAAAGAAGAATTAACACAACAAACAACGATAGATGAATTTCTGTTGTAGGAAGTGAACAACTTGAGAATAGAGATTAAATTTAATGAAAATTTTAAAGCACCTATTGGATCACCTAGGCCACGATTTAGAAACGCTGGAAGATTTGTACAAACCTATATGCCAACTTCCTATATGAATCATAAAGATTATATTAGAAAACAAATGCCTAAATTATTACTTACTAGCAGTTTAAAAGTATCGTTATTTTTCTACTTTATCCCTCCAAAAAGTTGGAGTAAAAATCAAAAATTATTAGCGATAGGTCAGTATAAAAGGACAAAGCCTGATATAGATAATTTAATAAAAACTGTACTAGATGCAGCGAACAATAGATTGTGGAAAGACGATAATCAAATTGTAGAAATTTATAGTTTTAAACAATACGCAGAACAACCAAAAATCATCTTAGAATTGGAGGGATTATAAATGACAAAAGAAAAAATAAAGTCGATACCTAGAGTGTATTTGAATGGTAAAAGCTACCGATTATGTGATGTATATAAATATTTTCCAGTATCAGATACGGCGGTAAGACGACGATATAAAAAAGGATTACGTGGTTCAGAATTAATTTATGGTAAGGGAGTCTATAAGTATGACACAAACCTATGAACGTAATGAAGGTGGATTATCTGATGAAGAATATATGCAACTCATAAGAATAAGAGCAGCACATGAAAGAGCGTTAAGGAACGAACGTAGGCAACAAAGAATAAATCATCGTATTAGATGTGAACAGTTACTTAAAGAATATAGAGTCAGTAGCAAGTGGTTTAGGTATCTAGTAGAGAATGATATTTTCCCGAAAGTTAGAAGGTAATGAAAATGCAGAATATTAGAATAATTGATTTAAATACAAATGACATTGTCAAATTTCAACTCACTACAAAAGAGCACAAAATATCACATACTGGAATAGTCACACGTGTATATGCAAAGAATGAAGGTATGCAAACAAAGTGGTATGCAGATGTAGAAAATGCTAATGGTAAAAAGTTTACCATTAATGATAATTACGACTTTATGAAAGTGAATGAACCTTTTATTCGTAAAGTTGACATGGTAGACCAGCCACCACACTATCAATTCGATAAGTTTAACGCACATGCCATTATTGAAGCGGTTGGAAAAACTTATAAATCCGCTTCAGTTTTTTATCACGTAGGGAATGCACTCAAATACTTAATGAGAGCGCCTAGAAAGAATGGTTTAGAAGATTTACAAAAAGCTAAGCAAAGTGTCGAGTTTGCGATTGAATGTTGGGAGTGATGGTATATGAATGTTCATTTTAGCAGTAAATCAAATGAATGGACTACACCACAACATTTATTTGATGAATTAAATCAAGAATTTAATTTCACTCTAGATCCATGTGCAACTGAAGAAAATGCTAAGTGTAGTAAACACTTCACTATTGAAGATGACGGTTTGAGTAAAGATTGGTCAAATGATGTTGTGTTCATGAACCCACCTTACGGCAGAGAAATAAAAAAATGGATCAAGAAAGCATATGAAGAAAGTTTGAATGGTGCAACGGTTGTTTGTTTGATACCAGCAAGAACAGACACAATGTACTGGCATGATTTTATTTTCGATAAAGCAGATGACATTAGATTTTTAAAAGGTCGCTTGAAGTTTGGAAATGGTAAAAATAGTGCGCCTTTTCCAAGTGCAATAGTTGTTTATAAATATAAGGAGGACTAACTATGATCTATTTAGGTGGCGACATGCTAAGTATAGGGCAACAGATACGTCGTGAGTGGGAAAAGCAAGAGTTACAACGATTAGGCTTTAAAGTCTATGCACCACATGACGATAAGGGCATCAATGATAAAGCTAATGCTAAGCAAGATAAATTAGCAGAACGTATTGTAGCTAATGATACAGAGGGTATGGAACGCAGTAACATTATGATATTCGATTACTTACCTCATGCACAAGGGACAATTTGCGAAATGGGGTACGCACAGCGCCTTAAAAAAGAAAGTGAGAAGGATATTAAGATTTATGTTCAATGTACTGACATTAGACAAGGGACAGGACATATTTCAGACGAGCAAGACCGAGCAGAGTTCAGTATCAATCAATATGTGTATGGCGTAATTATGGATATCACTGATAGTAGAGGTATTCAAACGTTTGATGAGATATGTGAGGAGTTAATCTTATGATACTATCCGACACAATCAACCAACGTTATCGCTACAACACACAAGGCAAGACACCTACACAGATACAACAGGAATTACGCAAGCTAGGTGTCAACGGCTTTGTGGTTAAGGTAGCAGGAAGTAGAGTGACGATGTTGGTAAGTGAGAACGATATTAAAAGGAATAGGGAGTGTGTAAGGAATGACAAAGATTAAACGTAAGGTAGAGATGACATTACCAGAATTAATTGAGTGGGCGTGGGAGAACGAAGTTAGTGACAAGGCTTTTTATAGCAATCTTGATGGTGGTTCTGTGTATTTCGATAAAATTCAAAATTTGTCGATAGAGCATGAAATTGCTATAAATGAAACTTTCACAGTCGAAATTGAAAAAGAAATCGACGAGGATACAGTTTTGCCTATGTTCATTGAAATTTTTACAGGTGTCGATGACGAAATTTTTATAGATTATCACGAGAATGAAAACATCAAGGAAGTACTTGAAATTAACTCTAGTCGCGCAAAAACTAAAACATTTAATTTAATTAATAACGACGGCACAATGACTTTAATTTGGAAGGACGGTGCTATGGTGGAATGACAGTAACATTATCACAAAAAAGTTATGACGCATTGCTTGATGACCTTGAGAAATTGCGTGAGCGTAATGCAGAGTTAGAAAGAAAATTAGATAAAGAAATTAAGTTGAGTTATGAAATAGAAAAGAATTTATATGATACGTCTAAAGAGCATGACGAACTCATCAATGATATGGCAGAAACGAAAAGAAAGGCAGAGGCGTTTGATGAGATAGATGATTTAATCGTTAACGGGACATTAAAAGATAGAGAGCCAAATGCAATATTTCAAAACATCTGTCATGTAATTATAAATTTAAAGGAGCGTGGTAGTGATGAGTGAACAAACTATATTCCTAGATGAAAATGACTTACTCAGCTTATTGAATGGTGGCAGTTTTCATACATTGGTCGGTGAACAAAAAGTAGTTATTAAGCAGTCGCCACTTAAACCACCAGTAGCACCTGCGTTGAATTACAGATATCAAATAGTTGATACAAAAGCAGAAAGGGAACGTTTATCAAGAATGGTACAACATTCAATTAATTCAAATATCGGAGGAACAATAAATGAAAAACGTAATTAAATTTGTAGGTAAATCAATAATTAGAACAGTAGTCACTAGAATAGTTAAGGACTTAATTGCAGCATATAAATTTACAGAGTATGCAAAAAGAGAACAATCAAAAGAAGAACAAGCTTTTTTCAGAGCGTGTAACAGAATAGGAATGTCTGATATTCAAATATATCGTTTATCACAAATTATGGAAGAAGAAACGGAGAGAAAATAATGTCAATTTTACCAATTAAATTATTATCAGAAAATGCAATCTTGCCAACGAGAGCAAATCCAACAGATAGTGGATTAGATTTATATGTCGCAGAAGATACAACTATTCCTGCTCATAGTACAGTCGTAGTACCAACACACATTGCAATTGATTTAGCGTATGGATATGAGGCGCAAGTGAGACCACGTTCAGGTAATTCACTTAAAACTAAGTTACGTGTAGCACTTGGAAATGTATACAGTTTCACTAAAAACATAGAAAAAGCTATTAAAACTTCTTATTTAGATAGTGCTATGGATATTGCAGAACGCTGCTATGGTACTGTCAAAGAATACAGAATGAAACATGAGATTTTAGAGGTTGTAGAATAATGCAATACCTAATCAGAGAATTTACAGACAGCACAGGTCATGTGCATGTAAATGTAGAAGCACCTAGAGAGAATGAACGTATGACGTTGGTAGAGGCAGAGAGTGAGAAAGAAGCTAAAGAGAAAGTCGAAGTCAAAGGGTTATTAAATTGCATTAAACCACCTAAAACAAATTGGCGTTGGCTAGAAGATGAATATAAAAAATTAGGAATATTCGATAAGGAGTGAACGTAATGATTAAACGCATACTAAAAATATGGTTCATTATCGGAATGTATGAACTAAGCAAATATCTAACTAACGAACTTATCGTTAAGTTGCAGAGTGTAGATGATGTGGAAGTGCCACAAGATTTTACACAGGATGATCATATCCATTTGAACGCGGAGGTTTCAGAGTGATGCAAACACCTTTAACTCAAGATTATATATTGGAAACCGAAGAAGGTCGATACTATAAAGATACTGTATCAATTTATGCAGGTAACAAAGTAACACATAAAGTTCTTGAAACAACAACAGATGTATACAAAGCTGAACGGTTTAGTGATAGAGATGTAGCTTATGAATTATCTAAAGCGTACAACTTCAAAGTTTTAGCACTCAACACTTATTTAGAGGAAGTGAATTAGCATGTGGATAACAATATCAATAATTCTCGCAATAGCATTACTGATTGCATTAGGTAGTAACTCAATCTTGCGTAATGAATTAGATGCACTGAAATACACCAACGTATATCTCTTTAGTAAGTTTGTAAGAGAAAGTGACATAGAAGATATTGAACGTGAGATAGAGAGAGCGAAGAAACAGTTTAAGTAATGGAGGTAGCGCATGAACTTAGGTAAGACAGACATACCAAAGTTAGAAGAGTACTGGGAGAAGTACGAAGATATGAAAGGACAATTAGTATTCAGAAGATATGAGTTACTATATCAACCAGCAGATACTAATCATGGTGGTGGTAAGAGTAACTTACCATCTAGTCCAGTAGAGAATGAAGTTACTAAGTTACATAGTGACTTGAAGTACAATAATCTACAAGCAATCATACAAGCTATTGAAGATGTATATAAAGACGCTACTCAAGAACAAAAGCTTATAGTTGATTATAGATACTGGGAGAAAGACTTAACAGTATATGAGTGGCCAGACATTGCACATGAGTTAACAAAGGCAAGGGAAGATAACAAAGTAATCAGTAGAGATGCTACACTTCGTATGCGTAACCAATTAATGAGAGAGACAGCTAAACGAATTGGTTGGGTAAGCTTTGACTAAGCGCACTTCCGACATACTAGAAGTGCGGGTTGTCAATAAGGTATTATAGTAGTATCAAATAGTATATAAAGTACAGGCACATCACATAGGTGGTGTGTCTTTTTGTTTGGAGTAATAAAGATGAGTAAAGCATATGCAAACTATATAGAACAACGTACAAAGAATAAAGGTTTCTACTCTAATGCGAAGTGGCGTAAGACAAGACTAAAGGTATTAGCACGCGATCATTTTGAATGTGTCATGTGTAATGCAGAAGGTAGATTGACGATTAATCAGAAACAATCACTAGAAGTTGACCATATTAAAGAGTTAGAAATAAGACCAGATTTAGCATATGAACTTTCTAATCTAAGAACACTATGTAAATTCCATCACAACAAACGTCATGGAAGATTTGAACATAATCCAAACAATAGAAAGAATAAATTTAATGATGAAAATTGGTAAAATAAAATTGTATAAAAATATTATTTAATTAAAATAAATAAAAGTGTAAAAAATGTCAAATACCCCCCGCCTAAATAAATCGCGCCACAAAAGACTTCGCGGAAACCGGCGCTTGGGTCAACTCTGCAGATTTATTCATCAAAAAGATACGTAAGGGGGCTTGACATTTCGAAAAAATAAAAAAATAAGCAAAGGGGGGAGGGGATTGAAAAAGGATAAATACCTCAAAGATAAATTAACACCCAGTCAAATTGAACGAATTAATGCTTCAGAAGATTACCTAATGAAGCAGATAGATACAGATAATGATATAGAAGTTGAAAAAGTTGAGCGCTATACCAATTTACTTAAATTATTTTACGCATTAGATGTTTATATCGAACAATCTGGGCCGATTACAGTAGTGAAAAACGCTTCACAAGAGTACATCAAACCTAATCCTGCAATAGCAGAGAAGAACAAAGTGAATGGTTCGTTGTTAGCTTTAGAGAAATCGTTTCATTTAGAAAGAAAAGCCGAAGAAAGACGCAGACAAGAACAAGCGAAAGGACCTGATTTAACATGAAGATACCTAAACATGTTACAGATTATATAGAAAAATATAAATCAGGCAACGTTATTTTTAACAAAGAGCGCATTAGACTTGTATCTTTTTTAGAAGATAATATCTTGCAACGTGATGACCTTTATTTTGATGATCAAAAAATAGAAGATTACATCAAGTTTAGTGAGAAATGGTTTTTCAAACTACAAGACTTCCAAAAGTTCATTTCATGTTTTGTTTTCTTATATGAAAAAGATACTAAAACGCCTTATTTTTCGGAGTTCTTCATATCAATGGCTCGTGGCGGTGGCAAGAACGGTTATATTAGTACGTTAGCAGCGTTCTTTATGACACCATTACACGGTATTCCTAAATATAATATGTCAGTAGTAGCTAATAGTGAGAAACAGGCGCGAGTAAGTTTTAGGGAAATCTATGAAATGATAGAAAGTAACAACTTATATATTACAGGCGAACGACCTAACAACCCTTTTTATTTAAGTAAGGTTTATGTGGAAGGAACAAGTACCAAATCGCAGTTCTTGTTTGATACATCTAATGAAAAAACGAAAGATGGCGCTCGTGAAGGTTGTATTTTCTTTGACGAAGTTCATGCTTACGAAAAAGATACGATTATTAATATTAAACGAAGTGGACTAGGTAAAGTTGCACACCCTCGTACTTTCTACATAGGTACAGACGGATATGTAAGAGAAGGGTTTTTAGATAGATTAAAAGAAAGAGCAGACAATGTCTTAAAAGGTATTAATCCAGAAGATAGATTGTTCCCTTTCATTTGCAAAATTGATGATAAAGAAGAAATAGATAAACCGGAACTTTGGGAAAAAGCAAACCCAATGTTTGAAAACCCTAAAAGTGAATATGGCGCTCAATTATTTAAAGAAGTCCATCAACAATATCTAGGACTTCAGTTTAATCCATCTAATCGACCGGAATTTATGACTAAACGAATGAATATGCCTGAAACTGACACTCAAAGTGTTGTAGCACCGTGGGATGACATAATGGCTACAAATCGACCTATACCCCCACTTGAAAACAATGAATGTATTGGTGGTCTTGATTATGCGAGTTTAAAAGACTTTGCAGCAGTCGGCTTATTGTTTAGATCCGGTGATGATTATATTTGGAAAACTCACTCATTCGCTAGAAAAGAATTTCTTGATAAATACAAATTAAAGCCACCTATTCATGAATGGGAGAAAAAAGGTTTACTCACAATTGTAGATGAGCCAACAATAAACCCTAAACATATTATTGATTGGTTTATCGAAGCGCAAAAGAATTATGGACTACAAAAAGTCGTAGCCGACAACTTCCGTATGGATTTACTTAGACCTTTATTTGAAGATGCAGGTATCGAATATGAAGTAATAAAAAACACTCGTGCAATTCAATCATTACTTGCACCAAGAGTTGAAGATATGTTCGCGCAACATCATCTTATCTTTGGTGATAACCCTCTAATGCGTTGGTATACGCAAAATGTAGCTGTTAAGATACGCAAGGACGGTAATAAAGAGTATGAAAAGAAAGAACCAATAAGACGTAAAACTGATGGTTTCCAAGCTCTTATACATGCGTTGTATAGAGCAGATGATTTGAAAGATTCTAATTTAGAAGAAGAAATTAATCTGTTAAGGGGCTTGAGATTTTAAAGGAAGGAGGGAATAAGTTATGGGGCTATTTGATAAGATATTTCAAAAAAATAAAGAGATTTCATGGATGTATGATTTAGAACTTTTACAAGAAACAAGTTCAAAAGCCTATATCAAAAGAATGGCTTTAAATGTGGTAGTTGAGTATGTAGCAAGGACAATCGCTCAATCTGAATTTAGAGTGAAAGAAAGTGATCATGTCACTAAAGATGATATGTATTACTTATTGAATGTTCGACCAAACCCTAATCAAAATGCTACACAGTTTTGGCAGAAATTTATTTATAAACTTCTTGTCGATAACGAAGCTTTAATCATTAAATCGGATGATGATTATTTATATGTGGCAGATGATTTCGAACATGAAACAGACTTAGGACTATTACCACATCGCTTTAATTCAGTTATGGTTAACGACTATAAATATAATCGCTACTTTTCAATGGATGATGTAATTTATTTAGAATACGCCAATGAAAAGCTAGATAAATTCTCATTAGGATTGTTTGAAGATTATGGCGAAGTATTTGGTCGCATGTTAAATATGCAACTCAAGAAAAATCAAATACGAGGCGTTTTGAATATAGGTTCAACACAATTAAGTACGAAAGGTATCCAAGATTATATAGATATGATTTTTAATACCTTTGAGAAAAATCAAGTTGCAGTTGTACCTTTAACGAAAGGTTTGGAATACGAAGAACATTCAACGAATAACTCTAGTGCGAATGGATCAGATTTCAAAGAGTTACGACAAGCAATAGAAGATATTCTCATCTATATTGCACGCATTGTCGGTGTATCACCCTCTTTAATTCTAGGAGAAAATGCAGATTTAGAAAAAGCGATTGAAGCAACTAATCAATTTTGTTTTAAACCTTTAACTAAGAAATTAGAGCGCGAATTAAATGCTAAATTATTCTTTAAAGATGAGTACTTAAAAGAAAATAAACGCATTGAAATTGTCGGTATAGATAAGAAAAACCCAATCGAATTAGCAGAAGCGATTGATAAACTACGTTCTTCTGGTACTTATACTGGTAATCAAATTCGTGTCATGCTTGGCGATGAACCAGGAGATGATGAACACCTAGATGAATACGTATTAACTAAAAACTACGAATCAGTTTCACCAGTTGGAGGAGGTGAGACTGATAATGAGTAATCCGATTGTGAGAAATGTCACGCCAGTTTTTAGAAACGAAACTAAGAATAACAAGCACATTTTAACGTTGTCAGGTACTATTGCTAACTTATCTTTTCTTGACGACACTATCAGCGCAAAAGCTGTGAAAGATTCGCTTGATAATGTTAAAGAAGATATTGTTATTCGCTTAAATTCTGGCGGTGGTGATGTGTTTGAAGGAATAGAAATTTATAATTACTTAAAGTCCTTATCAAATCACATTACAATTGAAGTCACTGCATTAGCTGCAAGTGCTGCATCATTAGTTGCAATGGCAGGAGATAAGATTATCATCCGAACGGGTGCAAATATGATGGTACATGAGGCTTCTACAATGGCTTTTGGTAACAAATCAGATATTCAAAAAACATTGAATGCTTTAACTGCAATTGATACATCTATTGTTGATATATATCATGATAGAACAGGTTTAGATCGTGATGAGATTGATAATCTAATCGCTAATGAAACGTGGTTAACTGCAGATGAAGCAATCAATAAAGGTTTTGCAGATGAGAAATCATCTCGTAAATCTGTTGATAAGCAGAAAGAAGGTGTAGAAAACTTGAAAGACTCTAAGTATGTAGCAAGACTTAAAGAACAAAGAAGCATTCTTAATGCAATGATTGATGAAGCAGAAGAAGGAACACCAGATGAACCTTCAAGTGATGATTCAAATGAAAAACGTATTGCAGATTTGGAAAACGAAGTTAAAAACATTAAGTCACGCCTAGATAAATTAGAAAAAGGCGATGACGAAGGTAATGAAGGCGAAGGCCAAGGCGGAGGTACTAATCCACCACCAAAAGAAAATAAATTTTCAAGATTTGCATTTTAAGTAGCTATTAGCAATTGATGTTAATGGCTAATTTTTATGCATAAATTTAAGGAGGAATATTAATGCCTATCAAAGTAGGAGAGAAATTAAAAAACTATCAAGATCACAAAGCAAACTTTGCAGAATTAGTTCGCAATGGTGCAAGTGATGAAGAACAATCAAAAGCATTCGGAGAAATGTTTGATGCATTATCAAACGATTTACAAGAAGAAATTTCAGCGGAAGTAAATAATCGTGTAGTAGACAACGGTATTTTAGCTAAACGTTCACAAGATCCTTTAACTTCAGAAGAACGTAAATTCTTTAATGAAATCAATACAGAAGTAGGATATAAAGAAGAAAAATTATTACCTGAAACAGTTATTGAACGTGTGTTTGATGATTTACAATCAGAACATCCATTACTTTCAAAAATCAACATTCAAAACGCAGGTTTAGTAACACGTATCATTAAAGCAGAACCAACAGGTCAAGCTGTTTGGGGTAAAATCTTTGGTGAAATCAAAGGTCAATTAGATGCTGCATTTGATGAAGAAGAATTCAAACAATCTAAATTAACTTGTTTCGTAGTTATTCCAGATGATTTAAAAATGTTTGGTCCTAACTGGGTAGAGCGTTTTGTTCGTACTCAAATTGAAGAAGCTATTTCAGTTGCTTTAGAAGCTGCTTTCTTAACTGGTGAAGGTGCATCTAAAGACCAACCAGTTGGATTGATGAAAGATATCCAAGAAAATGGCGGTGTCGTTGATAAAACAACATCTGGAACTTTAACTTTTGCAGATGCAGACACAACTGTAAATGAATTAAAAGACGTATTAAAAGGCTTATCTGTTAAAGAAAACGGTAAAGAAGTAAACATTGACGGTAAAGTTGTATTAGTAGTTAACCCACAAGACTCATGGGATGTACAAGCACGTTACACTTACTTAACTGCTAATGGTGGTTTTGTAACTGTATTACCTTATAACGTACAAATCGTATCATCTGAATTTGTTCCAACAAATAAATTAGTTGCTTTTGTAACTGATCGTTATGATGCAGTACGTGGTGGCGGATTAACAGTAAAAAAATTCGACCAAACTTTAGCTTTAGAAGATTGTATTTTATACACTGCTAAAACATTTGCTTATGGTCAACCAGCTGATAACAATGCATCACGCGTGTATGACTTAGAATTATCTACTGCAGTTCGTACTTCAACTCCTGCAGGTGGTACTACAGACGGTGCAGCACAAGCCTAAGAAAGTAGTTGATACTAATGCCAAGCGTTAAGATATCGGATGAAATTTTAGATGAATTTAAAGAATACACTAAGATTTCTCATGATACGGAAGATGAACACTTATTACGTGTTTTAAATATGTCTTACGAGAACTTAGAAACACGTTTTGGTGCATTTGATATTAATAGTAATTTGAATGGTAAAAACTTAGTTTTTGCACGCGCTCGATATGATTATGAAGATTTATTAGAGTTCTTTAACGACAATTATCAAGATGATTTGTTACACTTTGGATTTTTGACATTAAGAGAGCGTGATGTAAATGAAAAGTAAATTTAAAAAACCATTTATTACAACAAAAAAGTTAAATACGCGTGTTCATTTTTATGAGTATCAAGATAACGAAGGACCAGAAGCAGGTGTAAAACGTAAAAGAGTTTTATATCATTGTTGGGCATACGTTCCACAGTGGAAAATGACTGAATTACAACAAGCAATTGCAAATGGTACAGAACATGATGTGAAGATATTTATACGTGAAACACACGGGCAATATATACCAAACGAGAAGCATTACGTTGCAATAGATTCGCCATATATTCATCAAGATTTGAATATTAAATTAGTACAACCTGATGTAGAGAACGAACAATTTTTAATGTTAACTGCAGGGGTGGTATCTAATGGCGAGTAATAATTTTAGTGGTATTCGTGCAGATGGATTAAAACAACTTCAAAAAGATTTGGAGAATAAATTTAGTCGTCAAAGAATGAACAAAATTATAGATAAGGCGTTGATTAAGGCAGGAAATATTGTTTTAGACGCTATCAAAAGTAATATTCGTTACTTTAGAGATACTGGCGCAGAGTATGAAGAAGCTAAGTTATCAGCGCCTTATTGGGACAAAGGCGTTCGTTCAGTACGTGTATATTGGGAAGGACCACATCACAGATATTCTATTGTCCATTTAAACGAGAAAGGCTTTCACGCTAGAAATGGTAAGTTTATTCGTCCTAAAGGTTTTGGGGCGATAGATAAAGCATTGCGTACAGCTGAGAAAGAGTTTTATAAAACGGTACAGGAAGAAGTGGAGAAGTTACTATGATTGATATACTAAATAAAATATACAGCGTCCTAAAAGATGACGAAAAACTAATGAAAATACTAGATATCAAAAATGTAAAGTTCAATGACTATCCTGACGTTAAAGACATCACAAAGCCTTATGTCGTATTGGATGATTTCGATGATCCTATTCCCGAAGTACATTATGACGGAGAACGTGCAGCGTATAGTTATATTGTTCAAATAGATGTATTTGTGAAAGCTAACGCAGATTACAATGCACGATTAAGAAGAAACGAAATATCACAACGTATTAGTGATTTGCTCTGGAAAGAATTGAAAGCAGGGCAAGTAAGTAATTTAGGAAATGAATATAACAAAGAATTTGCTTTGTATCGTTCAACAAGACGATATGAAGCAATTTTTTATGAGGAGGAAAATTAAATGGTTAAATATGCTAAAACACCAAAATCATTTATCAATATTAAAGATTTAGGTTTCGCTTTATTAGAAACAGATGAATTAGACGGTACTATCAAATATTCAAATGTTACTCAAACTCGTGGTTTACAAGAAATTTCAGTAGAAACTGGTGGAGAAATTGTTAATGCTTACGCTGACGGTTCAATCATTGAATCAGGTACTACTGATGGTGAAGGTAAAATTTCGATGACAATGCATGCTTTCCCACAAGAAATTCGTGAGTTAATCTTCAATGAAATTTATAACGAAGCAGGAGTATATTCTGAAGAACGTGGTAAACAAAACAACTATGTAGCAGTATGGTTTAAACGTGAACGACGTGACGGTTCTTATCAACAAGTTGGTTTAACTAAAGTTATGTTTGCTGATCCAAACTTAGAAGGTAAAACTGCCGAAGAAGATTGGGAATTCAGTTCAGAAGAATCAGAAGGTACTGCAATGCACCGTATCGCTGACGGTAAACGTAAAATTTTATTCGATAGTTCTCGTGAAGGTGCTGATGTTGATTCATTCTTCCAAGAATTATTAAATGGTGCTTATGACAGTAAAACAGAAGTAGACACTGATGATAGTACAACAGGAGAATCTGCTGCTGAAGCATAAGGAGTGTTAATCCATGGTTCAATATAAAGTTTTAAAAGATGCTAAAGACCTTAAAACTGGTAAAGAATATCGTAAAGATGAGGTTGTAGAAGAAAAAGTAAAAGTAGTCAACGACTTTGAAAAACGTTTAAAGAAAAAAGGTTATAAGTTACCTTTCTTTGAAAGAGTAGAAGAAAAATAAATTATCTTTAGGACGGTGTAATGCCGTCCTTTTATTTCGAAATAAAAGGAGATATTAAGACATGTCAAACAAATTAAAACGTAACTATATTCGTTTAGTAGAAAACCCAGAAGCAGAAGAAATTAAATTAGAAACATACTTAACACCACATTTTATTCCGTTAGATGTTTTATATGAATCAGTGGATATCATGGCTGAATTAGAGAAAGCAGAAAATGGAGAAGTTGAATTATCATTCAAAGAACAATTAGATAAATTAATCGATGTAGTAGTTAAAATTTATGGTAAACAATTCACTGCTAAAGATATTAGAAATCGTCTACATGCGCCTGACGCACTTGAAACATTACAAAAACAAGTACAATTCATTGCTAATGGCCAACAAGACGAGGAAACAAAAAAGTTTATTCAGAGCATCAGCTAAACAAATTAAAAAAAGAAGAATTAACTTACAATGGCATGTTGAAGAATTTGGATAAAGTCGTAAAAGATATGGTGGAAAATGGTACACCAGCAAACCAAGTTCTTGAAATGCCATTTTATTATATACTTCAAATTTTAGATGAACGTCATCTAAATACTGTTGATACTGATGAAAAAGCTGATGCGCTATTCTCTGCATTGTAGCCTTAGTCATTGGTACTAAGGCTATTTTTTTATATCTAAATAAGGAAGGAGGGACAGTAAGTGGCTGAATCAAGATTTAAAGGTTTATCAATCTTAATGAATATGCGTGATGTTGGTATTGAACGTACAATGAAACAGATACGAGCGCAATTCAAAACGTTAGATTCAGAAATGCGTAGATCTAATGCTAATTTCAAGAACTCAGAGAAAAACATGCAGTCTTATGCAACAAGAACGAAAGAATTAACTAAAGCGATTGATGTAACTGAAAATTCTATGAAAGACATTTCTAATCAGTTAAAGAAAATGACTTTAGAAGAACAACGTTCTAGTGTTGAAGCCGAAAAGTTACGTCAAGAATATAGTAAGCAACATAGAGCATTACAAATGTATCAACGACAATTGAATTCAACTGAACAAGAGATGAAACAATTCGGTACAACGACTAAACAAACAATTTTCTCAATGAAAAAAATTAATGATGTTCTAGGTACAATGAAACGTCAACTTAACATTGCAAATATGGCATTTCAAAGTACAGAAAAATCTACAAGTAGTTATAAGAATTATTTAAATCAATTAAACACAGTTATTCAAAAACATCAAAATACAATTAGAGTATTAGAAGGTCGTTATCAAAAGGTTGTTAGAGAACAAGGCGTTATGAGTAAAGAAGCATTAGAGTTAAAAGAGAAAATCTTACAAGAAAAAGCAACTTTAGGACAACTAGACAATCAATATAAGAAAACGACTATGGAAGCTAAACGATTTGCATTTGAACAAAAAACATTAACTGCTTCAATGTCTGAAATTCGACAAAAAATGTCACAAGTAGCACAATCTTTAACAATTAGTGCTAATAAATTTAAGATGAGTGGACAAACTGCACAAGCATATAAAGCGCGTATTTCTGAATTAAACAACGGAATGAAACAACAGCAACTTATTGTTCAAAATTTATCAAGACAGTATGACTTTGCTAAAAAACAATACGGTGCTACAAGCCAAGAAGCACAACAGCTTAACGTAAAGTTATCTGAAGAACGTTTGAAATTAAAAGAGTTAAATACTCAATTAAATCAAACAACACAAGCACATAATCGTTTAGAGATGGAACAAAAACAAGGCATTTCTTCTATGGCTCAAATTAGAGCGAAGATGTCGCAATTCAACGATACTCTGTCACTATCAAGAAGTAATCTTGCTCGTGCAGGAGAAAGTGTAAAATCCTATGGTAATCATTTAAACACACTTAAAACTAACATGTCAGAGCAACGTGTAGTGTTAAGAGAATTAATTGCGCAATACAATAACGTAGCCACTGCACAAGGACGCGACAGTCAAGAAGCTAGAGAATTATCTAGTGCTATCACTCAACAAAAAATTAAAATGAATGAACTTGAGAGCGAACTAGATCAAACTACGCAAAGCTATAAACGACTAGAAACAGAACAACGGAACGCACAACGTTTAGCATCTAGTGGGTTTGGTAGAAGTATTCAAAATGTTAATAAGTATAAAGATTCTATTAGAAATGTAGGCTCTACTATGAGAAGTGTTGGATCTACTTCAATGCTTTATATGACTATGCCAGCAGTTGCAGGTATGGGAATAGCTATTAAATCTTCTGTTGATTGGGAACAAGCTTTAGCAGGTGTGGCTAAAACAACTAATATGAGTGGTAGCGAATTAAATAAAATGGGCAATGAGATTACTAAAATGAGTAATACAATGCCATTCGCTGCAACAGAAATAGCAGGTGTAGCAGAAGCTGCGGGACAACTAGGTATCAAGAAACAAGATATCACTTCATTCACTAGAACAATGATGAACTTAGGTGTAGCTACTAACCTTACTGCAGACGAAGCTGCAACAGAGTTTGCAAGATTTGCTAATGCTGCAAATATGCCAATCAAAGATGTAGATAGATTAGGTTCAACAGTTGTCGCTTTAGGTAACAGTACAGCCACAACTGAAAAAGAAATTGTTGAAATGGCACAACGTTTAGCTGGTGCAGGCGCACAAGCAGGTTTTAGTTCTGATGAAATTATGTCAGTTAGTGCAGCGATGTCATCAGTAGGAATCGAGGCAGAAGCCGGCGGTACTGCCATGACACAAATTTGGAATAAGATGACAAAAGCTGTTGCTGAAGGTGGCGACACTTTAGATAGCTTTGCTAAAACTGCAGGCGTTAGTGGTAAAGAATTTGCACAAATTTGGGAAAATAACCCAAGTAAAGCTCTATCAATGTTTGTTAAAGGTTTAGGTGAAACTGAGGGCGGAGCAAAAGGAGTATTAAAAGCCTTAGATGATGTAGGTATCAAAGGAATAAGAGAAGCCGATACTATTAGACGTATGGCTAACAATCATCAAGTTCTAGATAAAGCACTTAAAACAGGCTCAGAAGGTTGGAAAGAAAATAGCGCTTTAACTAATGAAGCTAATGTCCGTTACGAAACAATGGGTAGTAAGTTAAAAATGTTAAAAAACACTTTCATCAACTTTGCTAGAACAATTGGAGATGCAGTTGCACCTATCGTTTCATTCTTAGCAGATAAGTTGACTGGACTATTCGAACACTTACAAGGTACAAGTAATGCTACTAAGATAGCAATCGCAGCATTTACTTTGTTAGGTGTTGCTATACCTCCACTTATTGTTGCAACTGGTGTATTAGCACATAGTATCGTAGGTATCTCGGAAGCTATGACGTTACTTAATGCTACTAAAGGCGGCGCTAAATTCTTTAGCCTATTTAATGGTGGTATTAAAGGCGTTTTACCTAATATTGCACAACTACTTACTAAGATACCTTTAATTGGCGGACTAATGACTGCATTAACAGGTCCAGTTGGTATCGCAGTTGCAGCTATTGCAGGAATAGGAACAGCCTTTGTAGTTGCTTATAAAAAGTCAGAGACATTCAGAAATATTGTAAATGCGGTGATTAATCCGGTTAAAAATGCGTTTATCGGTTTATGGAATGTAATTAAACAATTTGGAGCAGGTATAAAAGCAGTGTTTAGTAATGACACTGGTAAAGGGTTAAATATTTTTAAAAAGATTTTGCCTGATGAAGCAGCTAGACAATTTACATCTACCTTGTTAATGATACGTGGCGCTTATAATGATTTTGTTAACTTCATAAAAACGATATCGGTAGCCGTAGGTGCATTTTTTAAAGCATTTTGGAAAGAAAATGGCGCAAGTATTGTTAATGCATTTAAAGTTATAAAAGTAGGTGTAACTGCTACGTTGACAGTGCTATACAATAATATCATTAAACCAATTTTAACAGGTATCAAGAATTTCTTTTCAATTATATTTGGTGGATTAAAACAAATTGTTATTAATACCTTCACAGGTATTCGTATGATTGTACAAGGCGGATTAAATGTAATACGTGGGATTATTAATATCTTTAAAGGTTTATTCACTGGCGACTTCTCATTAATGTGGCAAGGTATTAAACAAGTATTCAGTGGAGCTTTATTAGCTATTGGTGGTATTTTAAGAGCTACCCTTGGCAACATGCTTATTATTATTAAAACTATAGGCCAATTAATGTTAAATTCATTCCGTACTATTTGGACGATTATTAAAAACGTTGTAGTAGGTATTGTCCGAGGCTTAGTTTTATTAGTCAAAGGTTTAATAATAGGATTGAAAAACGCGATAGTAGCAATATGGAATGGTATTAAAACTTTATCTATCGCAATTTGGAATGGAACTAAAAACGCTGTATTAGCAATTGTTCGTGGTTGGATAGCTTTAACTCGTAATAATTTTGCAGTTTTAAAAGCTTTCTTATCTGCATTATGGAATTCTATTAAAAATACTGCTATTAAATTATGGACTGCCTTAAAAATCGGAGTGCTAGCCATTATTCGAACATTGATCAGCACAGCTAGAAATATCCTTAACACATTGAAAAACTTCATTACTCGTCTATGGCAAAGTATAAAAGCAATATCTATCAGAATTTGGAATGCTATTAAAAACGGTGTTATTAATGCTATTAAAGGCATGTATAACGGTGTCCGAAAAATACTAGCTAATTTAAAAGCGTTTATCACAAGAACTTGGACAGCTATCAAAAACACAACAGTAAAACTCGCTAAAGGTTTAAGTAGTGGTGTTAAAAATGTATTTAATAGTTTATCTAAAGTAACACGTAGTATCTTTAATAAACTGAAAAACTTTATGTCTAATGTGTGGCGTAATATTAAAAACACTACTATTAAGCTTGTTAAATCATTATGGTCGGGCGTAAAAAATACGTGGAATAGCCTATCAAGAGGAACGCGTAGTATTTTTAATAAAGTTAAGAACTTTATGAGTAATATATGGCGAAACATTAAAAACACAACTGTTCGCTATGCTAAATCATTATGGACAGGTGTTCGTAACACGTTTAACAACCTTTATAGAGGTACTCGTAATATCTTTAATCGCGTCAAAAGCTTCATGTCTAACACTTGGCGTAGTATTAAGAATACAACGGTAAATATGGCTAAAGGTTTATGGAATAGTGTTCGAAGGACATTCAATAATATGAATAGTGGACTTAAAAATATTATTGGGCGTATCAAAGGCCACATTACTGGAATGGTAAATGCAGTAAAAAGTGGTTTGAATAAATTGATAGGTGGAGTGAACTGGGTAGCTGATAAAATTGGAATGAAAAAAATACCTACTTTCAAATTCCATACAGGTACAGAAAGTACACATACACAAAATTTAGTGACTAATGGTAAGTTAAACCAAAATACTTTAGCTACTGTTGGAGATAAAGGTAAGGGCAACGGTCCTGGAGGCTTTAGACACGAAACAATCATACCGCCTAAAGGTAAACCATTTATAACTCCAGCTAAAGATACGACTATGCCGTTATCTAAAGGTACTCGTATTTTAAATGGTGCGCAAACTCATGCTATGTTAAGTAACGGTATGACACCTATGTTTAATACTGGAACTATACCTCGTTTTGCTAGTGGTACTAAGAAAAAATTATTCCAAGCAGTAGGAGAAACTGCAGGAAAGTTTTTTAATAGTGCAAAAAAACTAAAACACAATGCTATGGATAGTATTGGCGATAAAACCAAACAAGCTAAAGAATGGGGAGGCGAAAAGCTTTCTCAAATTAAAGGTGCAGTAGGGAAAGGCACTAAATGGCTATCGGATAAAGTTGGAGACATAGCTGATTGGGTTGGTAAACCTGGCAAATTACTTAATAAAGTGCTTGAAGCGTTTGGAGTAAATATGGACGCATTCGGAATTGCTAAAAGCGCAGAAATACCATACAACTTAATGAAAGCTATGTTTGGAAAATTAAAAGAAGCTGCTAAAAACTTGATTGATGGTTGGTTAGAAGATGAATTTAGTGGTGGTGGAGGATATAATCCATACACCAAATCACCATTCCATATGACAAGAGGATGGACACCTTCAGGACATGCAGGTATTGACTATGGTGCGCCGACAGGTACACCTATTCCTTCGCCGATAGACGGTAAAGTAATTCAATCATGGTTCTCACCTAACCAGCCATCTGGCGGTAATGAAACTCAAATTTGGGACGGACAAAAATATACACATATTTTCATGCATCAATCTAAACGTAAAGTAAAAATTGGCGACAGAGTTCATCAAGGTCAAATCATCGGATTAGTAGGTAATACAGGTAACTCGTTCGGCTCCCATTTACATTGGCAAGTTAACAAAGGAAAAGGATATTTAAACAACCATCCAGATAGTGTAAACCCATTAACATGGGCTAAACAAGCAGCTAAAAGTGGTGGTGGCGTAAACAAAGCTGCAAGTGCTTGGAAACCAGATATTAGACGTGCAGCTAAAGCAATAGGAGTAAGAGTTTCAAATGCTGATGTGAATGATGTTGCTCGACTTATCCAAACAGAAAGTAGCGGTAATGCTGGAGTTACTCAACAAATTCATGATGTAAACAGCGGAGGGAACGAAGCGCAAGGTTTATTACAATATACACCAGGCTCATTTAACAGCTACGCAATTAGAGGACATAAAAATATTAAAAACGGTTATGACCAATTACTTGCTTTCTTCAATAACACAGATTGGCGTGCTAACTTATCTTACTGGAAACGTCGTATGGCTAGTGGCTTAACTGGTTGGGGTCCAACTGGTAGACGTAAAAAATACGCCACAGGGGGCTTAATCAAAAATGCAGGTTGGTACAACATTGCAGAAGGTGGTTATCCTGAATGGATAATTCCGACTGATCCAGCTAGACGTAGCGATGCTATGAAAATGCTAGCACTTGCAGCACAAGATATAGATAAGAAAAGTAGTACAAGAGGAAATAAACGACCTAATTCATTGCCTAAACCAAGTGGAAGTAATGACAATGATGTGTTGTTGCAAATGTTACAAGCACAACAACAACAAATCGCTTTATTAACTCAAATTGTAACAAGTAATCAAACGATTGCAGATAAAAACTTTGAACCAACGATTGATAAATATACACACGAACAACAAGTTTTTAATTCTATTGACAAATACAATAGACAAAAACAAAGAAAATCAAGATTTAAACCAGGGGAGGTAACATAATTGATTGATACTATAAAAGTTAATAATAAAACACTTCCATGGTTAGTAGTTGAAAGAGGGTTTAAAATACCCTCTTTTAATTTTGGTATTGAAACTGAAGAAGTATTAGGTAGAAGTGGAAGTGTAGTTAAACAAAGACAACTTAAAGAATATAAATTCGAACTTCCATTAATTATTAGAAACGATTATCTTTCATCAGGTGGCGTGAAAACGCATGATGAAGTATTAAATGATTTAGTTAAGCTGTTTGATTATGACCATGCTGTACCTTTACAGTTTAAATCACAAGATTGGTACTGGAACGCTTACTTTGAAGGACCAATTGAGTTAGATAAATACAGTGAAACGTTTTGGCAATTCAGTATTAATGTAGTTTTAGCTGATCCATACAAATACGCAGTAGAAGGTACTAAAAACACAGCTATTTCAGACCAAGTATCAGTAGTGAGTGCAGGAACAGCCGACAGTCCTATCATTGTACAAGCAACAGCATTAAAGAATGCGAGTTACTTCTCTATCACGAAGAATGATGAAGATTATTTCATGATAGGTGATGACGATTTAGATAAAAAAGTCGAAGATTATACACCGACTTTATTTAATGATGAGATGCGTTCTTTCTTTGGATGGACTAAAGTCACTAACGGTACTATCAACGATAATGTAACTGGTGGAACAGTTGGTGGTGCTATGGCAATGAGTTCTTCAAAAGATGCTTTTATGCTTAATGAAAGTAGTATTACAAGTACAAGTGGATGGAATGGTGCAGAGTATAAGCACTCATTCGGTAAAAGCACTCAAGATTTTAGTTCGACAGTTAAAATACATGTTAATCAAAGTAAAAAAGGTGCTACACATGCAACACAGTATGTATATGATACAGATAACCGTGTGATTGCTTCTATTGGTTATAGTAATCCTAGAGCAACGCAAAATATAGGCACAATACATGTGACACTATTCGACCAAAACGGTAATCAAAAGACAATATATAGATATACAAATGCACCTAAGTTTTATACATGGAAACATATAGTAATTTATATGCGTTTAAAACGTATTGGAGATAAATTTTATATAAAAACATGGAAATATGATGAAGTAGACTATCCTAAACGAATTACGCCAGTAGATGTGACAGAAAAGGTATTTATTGATAGTGGGAACTTCTATCAACGACCTATATCAGCAGTAAGTATCTATATTGCTAAAAATGGCAACAATTATCATATGCCAACAACAATTTTAGGTAGTTATAATCATGAGATTTTACCTAAACCACCTAAAGCAAGAGATTTAATTATTAAAAAAGGTGATTTAATCAACATTAATATGGAAGAAAAGACAGTAACGATCAATGAAGAACCTGCACTCGATTTAAAAACATTTGGTAGTGACTTCTTTAACATAAATAAAGGGATGAATGAATGTATGATTTATCCCGAAAACACATACGACACGACAGTATATTGGCAAGATAGATATTTATAGATTGGAGGTTAGATAGTGAAGAATGTAGGAATACATGTACTTGATTTTAATGACAACATTATTGATTTTATTAGCCAAAGTGATGGCGCATTAATCAATGTTGAAATGAGTATGAATGTAGAAGAAAAAACAGAAACCTTTGATTTTACGATAGAAAACACTCGAGCAGAAAAATTAAGAGAACGTAATCGTATTATCGCTCAAGACAATAACGGTACATTCAGAGAATTTATTATTATCCACATTGCAGATAACTTTGACGGTACAACTGAAATCGAATGTAATGCTAGTTATTTAGAAGATTTGAAAACAGCTAAACCTATTAAACCTGGTAAATTTGAAGCACATACAACGACACAAGCACTACTTAAAACGCTTGCTGATACAGGTTGGGAAGTGTCTGATGATACAGAATATGGTGGTAATAGAACAACATCATGGACTTCTCATACTAACCCGTTTGATTTAATTTACATGCTTTGTACTACTTACGACATGGTCCCTAGTTTTTATATTGAATTAGGCGCACATACTGTCGAACATCGTTATGTATCAATTACTAAACCTAAAAACTTATTCAAAGGTAAGGAAATTACTAAAGGTAAAGACTTAACAGGTATGACAAGAACGATTGATCTATCTGAAGTGAAAACTGCTTTACTTGCAGTTGGTCCTGAAAAAGAAGATGGCTCAAGAATTGAAACTGTTGTAGTAGATGATGAAGCACAAGAGATTTTCGGACTTCCTAACCGTTATATTTGGGATGTATATGAGCCTGAAAGTAACGATGAGAATATGACACTCAAACGTTTGACTACCCTTGCTAAAACAGAACTCAACAAACGTAATCAAGCAGCGATAAGTTATGAAGTATCTTCAATCGATATCCATAAATATTATAACGATGTAACAGTACATCTAAGAGATATTGTCAGAGTTAAAGATAGAGATTTCAGACCACCTTTATATATAGAGGCAGAAGTTATAGGTATTAAGTACAACTGGTTAGCAGATGAAAGTGAATTTACCTTTGGTAATGTCATTGAGTACGAAGAAACAAAACTAAGAGAATTCTTTAATAGAAAATTAGATGAAATTACTAAAAAACTTAACGACAATATTTCCAACGTAAACACAATCGTGAGTGATGTTGTAGCTGGAGAGTTAGAATATTACGAACGTAAAATATTCAAAGGTGCAGAGCCACCAGAAAATCCACAAAACGATACATTATGGTATGACACGTCAAACCCTGATGTTGCAGTACTACGTCGTTACTGGAACGGAAAATGGATAACTCAAACAGCCGATGATGTAGAAAAAATCGGTGGCTTAAGACGTGAACAAGTGATGTATCGAGATTTAAATAATAGTTTCATCAATTTAACTATTCAACATAGTAAATTACAAAATGATGTGTATGATGTGCTAAATAGTGAGTATCTTGTCGAAGATGATTTGAAAGCAAACTTAAACCAAGCATTATCAGATGTTGATGGTGTTTATCAAAACATCAAAACGAATTTAGACAGTATGGATGAAGATACAGCAACGATTGGTAAATTAGTTGATACTCAAACTTTATTCACAGTGTATCGACAAAAGTTACAAACGTTATATAAATGCGTTACTGACGCTAAAATCTCTATTGATAAACGATTGAAGTTACTCCAATCTCAATATACTGATGAGAAGTTTAATGACGCTATGCATAAAATAGCACAAACGTTACCTAATGGTCGTTGGGATAGCGAAAATCAACATTTATACGCTGATATACCTAATCGTAATGAAGTAGAAAACCTTAAAAATACTTTACAAGATTATACAGACGGTCAAATAAACAATTTAAACAGTGTTTTAGGAAAAGAAATAGACAGCAAAATAAATACTACTAAATCTGAAATAAGCGCAAGTATAAGTAGTGTAGAACGTAAAATAGATGGTATTGAAGTTGGCGGAAGAAACTTATTATTAGGTACACTTAATTACGATTATGGCTTTGATAATAAATTAGATAGTCGTTTAGAAAAGATAGGCGATAGACTTTGGGTAAAAGTTTATAACGATTGGTTAGTTCAACAAGTGATAAATACAATACCTAACGAAACTTACACTATTTCATTTAAAGTTAAACCTATTTCAGATAACACTAAAAATAGTATATATATACCAGTAAAAGAAATTGATAATAACAATAATGAAAAATATATATCTTATCAGTCTTTTAGTTTTGATAAAGAGGAAACATTTTCTTTTAAAGTAAATACTACTACTAAAAAAATACGCGTTGCATTTTTAGTTATGAATAGCACATACCCTAGTTTTTATATAACAGATATAAAAGTAGAAAAAGGCAGTATTGCTACTGACTGGGCACCAGCACCAGAAGATTTACAAAGACAAATACAACAAGCGCAGAAAGACGCAGAAGAAGCAGCGAAAGTATATGCTAAAGCACAAGATGAGTTAAAACAAATAGAGGCTAAAGCATATGCAGACGGCATTGTAGACGATGAAGAAAAACGCGCAATAGCAGACGCAATCGCAAAACGTGATGAAGCAAAACGATACGCAGAACAAAAAGCACAAGAGGCGCAAGTGGCAGCAAATCAAAACACACAAGAAGTTATCAAACCGATCACAACACGAGTTACGTCAACAGAAAGTGATGTCAAAGTATTAAAAGGTCAAATTGGTTTAATGGCTAAAAGTGATGACGTTACGCAACAACTAAAAAACGTTGACGGACGCTTAACGCCTTTAGAAACGACTGTTAAATCAAATAAGGCGACACTTGATTTATTACCAGATCAAATTAATTCAAAAGTATCTAAACAAGATTACACAACAGACCAAAATAAACTTGTAACACGTTTAAATAATGCAGACAGCGAACGCAAACAATTATCTAATTCAATTAGTGACAAAGTATCACTTACCGAATATAACAATGGTATAAATGGTGTTAAATCATACACAGATAACAAAGTGAATAATATAAACGTCGGCGGTCGTAACTTATTCTTGTCTTATAATAAAGATCTAGCTGGTAAAGTTGCGCCACAAATCACATCAACAGGAAAATTCACGACACAAAATTTATGGGAAACATCTTTATACACACCAAACTACTTTAGAACGTACTTAGAGCCTAATACAACATACACAATCAGTTATGAAATGACGATCAAAAACTTCAATGGCATTAAAACGTTAAGTGGTCTGACATTTGGTTTATTATTATATGATTATACTGAACGTAAAACGATCGAAACGTTCACAATTATGGCGTTAAACCCTACTCCAGACACAAGTCTAATTGATAAAAAATACAAGTTAACAAAAACATTTACAACGCCTAGTGACTTCAAAAACAATTATCATATTTTAGGTTACTCTGGTGGTTTCGGAGACGATAGTAGTAACACCCGTCAATATGTTACAGCTGAAATAACCAATTTGAAACTTGAAAAAGGTACTATGGCGACTGACTGGACGCCAGCGCCGGAAGATGTAAATAGTTCAATTGCAAATTCAAGCGCTGATACTTTATCTAAAGCAAATAACTATACAGATAATAAAAATAATGAAGTTCAAAAAACACTTACAAAAATGAACACTGACATTTCTCAAAACGGTAAAGATATTCAGTTGCGAGCAACGAAAGAAGAATTTAACGCAACCAATAAAACGTTAAGTAAAACAGTTGCCGACTTCACCACAAACGTTGCCACTGGTATGACATTCACTTATAACGAAAACGGCACAATTCAATCAATGAATATTGGTAAGGACGGCATTAAATTACGTGGCGATAAAGTAGACATTACAGTTAATAAAGAATTTAATGTTGTCGCTAATAAAGTTGATAATAAAGTCGGTAAAGATGAAGTGATTAATCGTTTAAATTTAAGTCCGGAAGGCTTAGACATAAACGTAAACAAAGTTGGCATACGCGGTGGCGACAGTACGAATTATATTTATTTAAGTCAAGATAAAATCGAAATGGCTGGTACGTTCCAACGTACTTTTAGAGGAAACACTCAAAAAGATAATGTATTTATGCGAGCGCAAGGAGGTTATTTACGATTTAGAAACAATAACCAAAACCGTTCGCTTTATTATTCTGACTTTGGTATATCAACATATATAGACGGAGATAGTAGCGAGGCGTCTGGTACATTACAATTCTTTGATTATACTTATTCGCCTACTAACAGTGTTAGAGGTGTAACGCTAAATAGTGCGGGTGGTGCAATCGCCTTAAATTCTGAACGCAACCGTATTGTGTTAGACGCCAATGCCACTGTAAACATTGAGAGTGAAACAAGTTCCGTTTATATTAGACCAATGAAAAACAATCGTGCAGGTACAAATGAATTTAGATTTTGGACTAAACTGAATGACAGCGTCGCAGATACAGACGGCGTTTTATCTTATGGAACAATAACTGAATTAGTAGAAAAAGCGCCAGCGTCTTATAGTTTTGGTTCTGGAATACGATTTGATAAATCGCCTAAATCAAGATACATCTACGCAACTGATAAAGACGGTAATATTGGTACTGGAGATTTTTATGCTCGTAATTTATTAGGAGATTGGTGGGCTAAAAATAACAATTTATATGCTTTAGTAGACCCGAAAGAAGGCAAACTAAGAATAACTGATTATAATGGATATAATAATGGAAGCCCTAAATACAAAGATTTGCAGTGCGACGATATACAAGCAAATTCAGTTCGTGTAAATACTGGACAAAACTTTTATATTGGAGTATCTACCAATGAACTATGGGTAACTAACAACTTACGTTATAACGGTGGAAATACAGGGTTCAAACCAGTCAGAGCGAGTGACTTTATAAAAGCGTCTAGTGCTGAATTTAAGCATGATATTAAAAAGTGGGACTATGACGCATTAAATGTTATTTCTAACGAATTACAGTTATATAGTTACAAATACAACGATGATGAAAAGGAAACAATACATCACGGACCAGTAATTGGCGACGGCTACGATATTCCAGTAGAATTTGTTTTTAATAGTGGTGTGAATACTAACGAAATGCTATCTTGGGCATTAAGAGCAATACAACAATTAAACGAAAAAATTAATACGCTGGAGGAACAATTAAATGAATAATCAATTACAAGCTAACCCTAATTACGTTATTGAGGAGTTAAGTTCACAAAATGCGCAACTAACACAAGAAAATGCAATGTTACGTGCAATCATTAGAGAATATCAAGAACAACAAAATAATGAACAAACAAGTGCTGAAGGAGAGTAACCTTTAGCACTCTTTTTATACAAAATTTTAGGAGGAAATTATCATGGCAAACGAAATTGTAAAAAACACAGAAAGTTATATCTTAGTACAAGTGAATGAAAAAGGAGAAGAAGCTGTTTTAGATAATGACTTTAGAGGTCAATTCTACCCAACTAATAATGTGAATATCGCAACTAAATTTGATGATTTAGATAAAGTTAAAGCGCTTGCTAGTCGTTTAAACAGCTTAAACGAATTAAATTATGAGTTCGGTATTATTAGTGAAAAAGTGACAGTCAAACCAGTAAAGTTAACAACTTTATTAGAGTACGTGGAAGAAACAACTGAAACTGACGCAGAATAGAGGTGCAAGAATGGAGGATAGTCAAGGACGCGATTATGAAACAAGAATAAAACGGTTAGAAGATAATGATGAAAAGATATTCGCATCTTTGGAGCAAATAAAAGATGGACAACATAATCAAGAACTAATCAACCAAAAAATGAATTTCACTCTAGACAGTATAAATAGAGAACGAGAAATTGATAAAGAAAATAAAAGAGAAAATCGTAAAAACATCAAAGAGATGAAACGTTTAATGTTAGGTATGGTTTTTTCAGTGGCAGGTTCTATTATTTTCGCCATTATCAGAATGATATTCGGCATATAAGGAGGTGATTGATATGTTTAAACTATTTGCAAAAGCTAGTTTCTGGACTTGTTATTGGTTTGGTAAATGTAAATAAAATTAATTTAAGTCGGCACATTGTGTCGGCTTTTTATTTTGAATAATAAGGAGTGGAAGAGATGGAAAGTATTATTGCATTTGCAACAGTGATTTCAGTTATCACAATCGCATTAACACAATTAGTTAAGCAAGCTGGAGTACCTAAAAATGTTGTACCTTTAATCGCTATTGGTATTGGTATCGTTTTAGGTGGTATTACAGCGTTTATTCCTGAAATTGTTACCGAATTATCAATTGGTGGTCGTTTGCTTGCTGGTTTGATTAGCGGGCTAATGGCAACAGGCATTTGGGAAACTGTAAGAACACGTACAGGATCAACTAAAGATAAAAATAATAAAATTGGTGGAGGTCGTGCATAATGGCAGAAAAATGGAATGGCGTTCCCGTTAAATATGATTTTTTACCGATTGGGACACGTAGAAGTGGGCAACCGTTAACAAGTAAAAAACCTTTATTTGCGGTAGCACATGATACAGGTAACCCTGAAACAACGGCACAAACAAACGTGAATTATTATAAAAATACGTATATGATTGATTGGTCAATTGTTGCTAGCGCTCATATATTCGTTGATGATAAGGAATGTATTGTCTGTATTCCAGTTACAGAAAAAGCATGGCACGTTTTATACAATACACCGACAGACAATCAATGGTATAACGCTGATGCAAATGATGTAGCGTTTGGCGTGGAAGGTAGTTACTTCCCTAGTAGTCAAAAACGTTCTCGTAAGTCATTAGATAATATGGCACGTGTACTAGCTTATTTATGTAACTATTGGGGCATTGATTACAAAACAGAAGTACCGGGACACCAAGACATTCAAGCTGATAAAATTGATCCTGGAAACTTATTAGAGGCTTGCGGATATTCACGAAACGTTAAGCATCTAGATAAACAGATTGCTAAATACATCAATGGTGTTAAGTCCTCACCAAGTAAGAAACTATCAACGAAAACAAACAAAAAGCCGACACCTTCGCCACAAAGTGTGGTTAAGTATAAACAAGCGATTGAATACATGCACAGTCTGAAAGGTCAGTTTGTAGATTTTGATAATATGTATGCTTATCAATGCGCAGATTTAAGTGTAGATTTCATCTATCATGTGACTGGTGGCGTAAGATTTTATGGTAATGCCAAAGAATTGCATACTTTAAATGCTATGCCTAAAGGTTGGAAAGTTGTAGAAAACACCAGAGATTATGTTCCCCCTATTTGTGCAATTGCCATTTATACAAAAGGTGTTTATAGCCGGTGGGGGCACACTGGCTTAGTTTGGGATAATAGCGGAGGCACTAAATCATTTACAATCTTAGAACAAAACTTCGATAGTAACGCTAATACACCAGCTAAATTACGTGAAGATGACTACACAGGCTTAACGCATTTCATTGTGCCAGACTTCGCTGACGATAGCGTAGACTTAACTGATATTAAAGAAGTGAAAAAATCAGAACGTAAATCTAACAGTTCAATTTCAGTAAATAAAAAGCCACCTAAAAAATTAACTTGGAGTAACCAAGCATATTTCAAAGCGATTGCTGATAACGCAGGTGTCACTATTTGTAGACCTAACCATAATAATGTAATGGTTACAACAAATGAAGAGTATAAACCAGGCGACGTTTTCTATGTGTATGAAATTCGTGATGGTTGGGCTAGAGTTTACAGTCCAAGTAACGATGGTTATGTATGGTATGAACGCTTAATCGTTAAGGATGTTTATAAAACAGCAGGCGGTAAAAAGTTTGCGAAGAAAGCTGATAAGCAATCGGTAGCACAACGCAATATCATTAAAGATACAACAGGTTTAAAAGTGAATAGTATTCCACCTTTAAACATGAAGAAATCGTCTAAAGCTAAATTCAGAGCGCGTGTTGATTATTACGGTGCATCGTTAGTTAAATTCAAAGGTAAAGAGTGGTATGTAACAAACAACACTTATAAAGCAGGATATGATCAGTTCTATATCTTTGAAATTAAGGACGGTTGGTGTCGTGTTTATTCTAGAAATAATAACGGTTGGATATGGTACGAGCGATTGAGAATCATAGAAGTATATTAATATGTTTAATTAATTTGCAATAACCTTGTTAAAGTTTATACATGCTAGTATAATACATTCAGACGACATTTCACTATTAGTTCGTAGGGATAAGCATAACGGTGCTTGTCCCTGTTTTTTTATGCCTAAAAATAATTATGACAAATGACATAAAAAGTATTGACTTATGACATATGGCATAATATAATATAGACATAAGGTAATCACAGGGAGGAAATGGAATTGAAAAACTTATACGAACAAACGAGAGAATGGTATCAAAACAATAGTGAATGGTTTATGGATATGGGAGAAGTATTTAAATTCGAAACTATTAATAAAAGCCATTATGTTTATTCTCGAAATGAAGGAAATACTATCTACATCGAAACATATAAAAAAGGCGGTTCATTTGTAGGAACAGGTGGTAATTTACCAGCACTTTCATGGATAAAACAACATATCAAAGGAATGGAGAATAAATAATGAGAAAAACAATAGAAAAATTATTGAATAGTGATTTAAGCAGTAACTACATAGCAACTCAAACAGGCGTTACACAAAGTACGATATACAGAGTGAGGAAAGGCGAGCGTAAACTTGAAAACTTAACACTTGCACAATGCGAAAAACTATACAATTATCAAAAAGGGATAGAAAAAATGAACGAATTGAATAACAAAATGATTGAAGATGTCGTATTAGGCGAAGTTGAATTAGTGGAAGGGTTACAACAATACTTTATCGATATTGAGGGAGATTACGAGTATAACGTAGAATTTGCCACACTTTCAGAAGTTGATTATAAAGTTTGTGCATTATATGAAGTTGCTACAAGCAAAACTTACGAAGTTCCTTATCACGATAAATTAGAAAAAGAAGATATGAAGTTATTTTATGATAAATGGTTAGAAAAAGATCAACAGGAAGAAACTTATATCGAAAGTGTATTCTTTGTAAATAAAGAAGATGCAGAAAGCTATATTAAAGATGTGTTGAAAGGTAAAGTAAGTTTAACGGAAGTTGCTGCAGAAATTGGATATTTTGAATAAAACACAAACCACGTTCTTATGAGCGTGGTGTTTTTTATGTGAGAGACTCGGGTCCCTAAAAAGTCCCTAAAAATTTGTATTATATGGTGTGTTATTAATAGGCAAAATAAAAAGAACCCCGTCGTTATGGGGTTCTTAATTTCGAAAAGTGTTTAATTTTCGGTTAATAGCGTCCTGGGAGGGATACTATAAACCTTATAACGACGGGTTTCATGGGCTTTTGGGTCCCTAATGGGTCCCTAAAAATCACATTGCGCTTATTATTTGTGTTGCTTTTTCATCTTCTTCTTTGTAAGTTTCTTCAAGTAAATGTGAATAAACTTCTGTGGTTACAGATATATTTTTGTGTCCTAGCCTTTTCGAAATGTAATATATAGAAATGCCTTTGGCTAATAAATATGAACAGTGAGTGTGACGTAGTGCATGCGAAGTAATCTCTTTGATACCTAGATTGTTGCAATATACTTTTAAACGTTTATTAACCGCATTGTTTGTTAATTCGCCAAAAATAGTACCGTCGATTGTTCTAGGTAATTGATCAATAGACTTAATGATATGGTTCATATCCTTTTGACTAATAGACACATAACGAGGAGACGAATCTGTTTTATGCTCATCAATATATATTTCACTTTTAATTTGATTGATATATTCACGTTTTAGATTCAAAGCACCACTTATGCGACAACCAGTACAAATCATGATGAATAATACAAGTGATGACGCATTGTCTTTAGTCATCAAATGCTGTTTTAATAATTCATAGTCTTTTAGATTGATATATTTACTATCTTCACTTTTATTAGGCTTACTAGCTCTATAATTCACTTTAAAAGTAGGGTTCTTTGCAATAAGTCCTTCATATACTGCATCGTCTAATGATGTTCTAATATAGCCGTTTAGTTTTCTAATAGATTCTTTCGAATGATGTTTTGAAAACTCATTTATAAAATCTTGATAGTGGTATCTCGAAATATCCTTTAACTTTTTCTTACCAATAGGGTGGTTATTGATGTGTTCTATAGCAGAAGAATAGGACTTGTAAGTTTTAGGTGTTACGGTTGACTTTTTAAACGTTTCGCACCAGGTTTTGAAATAGTCGTATAACGTTAAATTAGGTTCGTACTCAATACCTTGCTTTAACTCACTTAACTTTTCTAAACCTGCAGAATTTGCCTCTCGCTTTGTCCGAAAACCTTTCTTACGATATCGTTTGCCTTCATATTTAAATTCATATTGCCATTTTTTACCGTCATAACATCGTGTTTGCATGTTATCCCTCCTAAAAAAGGTAAAAAAATAATAAGGGTACGTGGGAGGTACCCGGAAAAATTATAACGATTTAAGCAACCTATTTAGAACATATAATTTCTCTAAATCGTATTGGGTTATACCTATTACTTCGAATAGATTATACTTACAATATTTTTCAATTTCTTTATATAAAATGTTTAACTCTTCAATGAATTTTTTTCGAATTCCAGCTGGTTTGGTGAAGATCATAATAGAAATAATTAATGAATACAGGTCGTTTTTTCCAATCCCTTTTTTATATTTTGCTTTATCTATAAAATCATATTCAAGTAACGAATTTACAAAAGATAATGATAAATGAGCAGTATCTTCATTGGATTTAAACGAATAAAACCTTTGTCCATGTGCAATGACATTTCTGTATTGTCTAAGGATTTCTAATATTGGAATAGCAACCTCTTTTAATGAATCATCAGTTTCCAAACCACATACTTTTGAAGCGACCGATTGTTTATCTTTAGGCTTTAAAATTGAAAACCATTTAATCGTTTCTCCAAAATTAAGGGGGATTATTAATATCCACGGTGGGATATGATTGTGATTATTTCTATAGTGCTTAATCGAATCATTTTTTAAATAATCTCTATATTTAGATAGGTGTCGTAAATGACCAGATCTAAAACTGTTGTTTCCATCATAGTTTTTAGCATCTAAATATGAATTTCTTATATCATATCCTGTTATTTGCTTACCTTTTTTGTTTGTAAACGTTCTTTTAAGAGTGGGTTCTTGAACACCATAATTTTTAGCTACAGTTGCAGATAAATTAGTTTTTAAAGATTGTTCTATTAGTATTATGTACTTAAAAATTATATTCTTTAAACGAGTGTCGTATTTATAGCACATATAAAAATCATTAAATGTAACATTTTCTTCATATTGCCCATTTGCTTGTTTGAAAAGAGGAGAATATGCGTTTATCAACGAGTAATATGATATTGTTTCTAATTGTTCCAAAGCAAATTTTTTATTTTCTATTCTCACTCCACGATATTCCAATAAAACCAATTGTTCTTCACAGCTTAAATATGGTTTATTATAAACTGAAGTTTCTAGTAATGTTTTTATTGATTCAATGTCTCTCATAAATAATCCTTTCAACGAAAAAAGCCCTCATGCATAGCATGAAGGCTTATCCGAGTCATTTCAAGAATGACCATTTCATACTTGCATTATAAATGTTTTTTCTTAATTAGTCAATTTTAAAGATAAACAAGAGTGAGTGGCTTCCATCCCTCAACCTCCTTTGCTTAATTAATCTTCGTCTTCATCTACTTTACTTTCAATAATTTTAAGCACCTTTCTTACTTTATAAGATGTGATATCTTTAGGTAAAGAATAGGTGAAGTAATTATTCTTATTCGTTTTCACTTCGTAAACAATTTCATTTAATTTTATTTTGCAATTTAAAATTATCATCCATTGTCTCCTTAAAATAGATAAATTCAAAACACATCATACAACCTAAAAACCCTCAACGGCTCAAACGTAATAGCATAATCACCGTAGTGAGTTCCAATACCATGTTTTTGTTTGTAATGTTCCAATATTTCTAATACGTGTTCTTCACTTAATTGAACGTATTCCGCTAGTTCGTATAAGTTACTTACACCGTAGTGATGTGCCTCTACAATAATACGCAAGGGCAGTGCTGCCTCGAACCCGTGACGCCTAGCGTAGCTTTCAAATTTGCGATTTATGTCTTTAGATTGATCTAAGATATTCCCATATGTAAGTTTGTGATGTGCTAGTTCTTCGTATAAGACTTCGGCTTTGCGTGTTTCGGATAGGTTGCGTTTGATTAGAATTAAATCACCTAACCATAAACCATGTAAGTCATTAGGCATAACATCTGTTTCTCTGACTTCTATATAGTCATGCTCTATTAACATTTTTTCATATAACCCCATAAAAACACCCTTTATTTACGTTTACTTCTTATATAGTCGGCATAATCTAACACACGTTGCCATTCGTCATCTGTTAATTCTCCCTCAAGATGAGCAGCACGATGTTGTACTTCAGTTTCTGGTTGTTTATTTTTTAATAATAAACTTTCTGGGGTAACATTCAATGCGTTTGCGATTTCAGCTATATCTTCCATAGGTATTTTTCTACTACCATTTTCATATCTTGATAGTGTAGATTTATTAACACCTATTTTAGTTGCAAAATCAGTTAAATTTATATTGTTCTCTTTACGTAACTGTTTTATTAATTTACCTATTTCTGCTGAAGTTCTCATTTTAAATTTACCTCCGTTTTGTCTATAACAGTATATTATCACTTTTCCATATAGGAAACAACTAGTATTTTAAGAAAGTAAAAAAATATTTTTTAAGATTATTGTTGACAATTAGGAAACGAGAGTTTAAGATTGAGTTAACTTCAAAAAAACGGAGGTGACAAGATGTATGAGTTCAACGTTAAAAGAATGAAGGCTGAGCGTATAGCTAAAGGCATTTCTCTTTCTGAGATGGCGGAAAAATTAGAGATGACACCAGGTACTTATTCAAAAAAAGAAAATGGACATATTAGAATTAACGTTGACGATTTAGCAAAAGTTATTGAGGTGTTAGATTTGCCACAAGATAAATGCGGTATTTTTTTTACACATAAAGTTTCCAAAACGTCAACAAAAGAACCACAAACAACTTAAAGGAGGAACTAAAAAATGAATAAAAAAATGAACTACGTAAAAATAGCGCTCTTAACTATCATCTTGGTAGACCTAGTTAAGAACACTATTAAAAAGAATAAAGTTACTGTATCAACTCAATCATTTATTGATGAGAGATATTCGCAACGTTCAAATTAAACATCTCAGTTTTGCCACAGTTTTTACAAACTGTAACGAACATATCCATGCTTGGAGCAGGCAATTCTTGAGATATAGCTGGTAGACCAAAAATTTCATCAGAAATCACTACTTTAGGTTCAGAGCAACATGGAGCGTGTTGTGTAGAATTATAAAACTTTTCGATTTCTTTAAGTTGGTCTTGGTTGAATTTAAAAGTTCCCATTATTAATCACTCCTTTCTAAATCAGATAGGAAAATTATAGCACAGAAAAACGGGAGCAAGACTTAATTACAAATAAACGGAAAGAAGGAGATAGAAGTTGAACAAGATAGAAGATTTTGAAAAATCTATTAGAGCTTTTGATAAACATGGTGTTTTTGAGTACACAATTCATGAAAATATGTTAGCTCACATTTTACCTAACTTAGAAAGACAAGTAACTTTTGGGACAGGTAAAAACGGTCTTGAAAAATGGTGTACCAAAAAATTCACAGCAGATTTTTTCGACCCGATTAATAACATCGTTATAGAAGTTGACGGTAGTAGTCACAATAACGAAAGACAAAAAATAATCGACAGATTAAAAGAAATCTTTTTTGAACAAAAAGGCATAAAAGTTTATCGAATTTCTAACGAAAAGGTTAAAGAAATTTTTGATAACGAGTGTCAGAAAGGAGTAGAGATACTTAATGCAGTATTCCGTTGATGAATTCAAATATAACGAATTACCAAAAGAATTATCTGATTTTATTATCGAAAAAGAGAATATCTTGAACGGAATAAAACACAGATACGCAAAAGAAGTAGGAAAAGTTTTTTATGAGGCACAACAAGAATTCAGCGACTTTAACAATGGTGGACTTTTTGAAAAATGGTACACGTCAATTGGTTTCAAAAAAAGAAATGTTTATAACTACATTCAAATTTATAACGAAGTGCAACAGTTGCACGGCGACCAATTAGAAACGTTTGAAGAATTACCAAAACGATTGCAACTAGAAATTTCAAAACCATCGCACATTCCTGAACTAAAAGAAAAAGTTTTAGATGGCGATATTAAAACTCATAAAGAGTACAAAGAATTGGAACGCAAACTTAAACAACGTGACGAACAAAACGCCCAACTCCAATCTCAAGTAGAACAAGCGCAACGCTCAGAAGAGATTGCTAAGAAACAACTAGAAGATGCAGAGAGTAGAGAGCCAGAAGTGATTGAGAAGTATATGGAGCCAGAAGATTATCAACAAACGAAAGAGGCGTTAGCACAATCACGGCACCAACAAAAACTTATCGAACAACGCAACGAAAAGTTAGAAAAAGACATTAAAGCAATGGAACAACGTAGAGATGAAACAAATGAAAAATCTGAGAAATACGATGAATTGAATAAGGCGTTAGGCGATATGAACAGAAAACTTGATGACGGACAACGTAGATTAAAAGCACAAAAAGAAGTGTATGACCTCGTTAAAAAAGGCGAAGAACTTATCAAAGAAATCGCACCTATGACTTACTTTATTCACGACGAATACATCTTAAGTAATGAATACGCAATTAAACCTATTAAAAAAATTGCAGATGATTTACTCGATTTATCAAAAAAATTAAACAAACAACTTAACAAAGGAGACGTTATAGATGTCTAAAAATTTAATCGATATTAGTAGAAAGCAAGCAGATCAATTAGTACAACAAGCAGAATTCAGTAGAAATCTTTTCATCAAAATGGAAGAACACGATAAAAAAATGAAAGAACAAGACGAAAAGATGAATAAGTTTGAAAGCAAAATGATTGATACGGAAAACAGACTTAATAAACGTATGGAAGAAAACGAAAAAAACAATGTGCTAACACACGGTGAAGGAAGACATATCAAATCAAAAGTAGCTGAACGCTCATATTATTTAACTGACCAATTCTTCACGGAGCGTGTATCTAAAGAACTTTACCATAAAAAACGTTGTCACTTTGTTCAAGGGATATATTCGACACTTAACAGACATTTTAATTCAATCGCTTACACAACAATTAGACATATAGACTTCGAGAAAGCAATGGAATTTATAGGAAATTTAGAGTTAGTGAATATGCCTCAACATTTTTTAAGACTTACAGACCATCAAATAGATGTTGCTGAAAGACATGGAGATTACAGCATCTTGGAAAGACTAGCTTAACCCACAATCGAACAAACAACTTAAAGGAGGTATAACCATGAACATTTTATACAAAACAACCCTCCTCATCACAATGGCAGTTGTGACTTGGAAGGTTGTAAATATTGAAATAAACACTAGGAAAACGACAATTAGTTACATCGATAAAAAAGATTTAAATACTAACCGTCATTTTGGGTTTTCTCGACATATTTTCTAGCGTGTTCAAACGCCATTAAATATACAGCAAATGCTTCGTCAAGCATTTCTTGTTCACTTTCGTAATTACTCGGTTTGAACTCTTGAGTGCTTAAATAAGCATTTGCAAACTGTTGAGGGTCGAAATATATCTTAGACATTTATGTCACCTCACTTTCATTTGAAGATAACCAAATTATACACGAAAGGAGTATCTGAGATGACGCAAACTTTAAACGTAACTGTTCCAATACCGGACACACATGTTCTTGTTTCTAAAGATGAATATGAAGAGTTAATAAATTATTCATTAGATCCAGTTTGGGACTTAAAAGAATTGAAAAAGAAACTCAAAATGTCAGCTGACGACACGATTAAAGACAGATTATTAACCCACCCAAAATTTGAGAAATTACTCAAAAAGCAAGGCATCGTACATTATCCAGATGAAAATTTAAATCGTTGGAGAATCAACGCAAGAAAGATGAATAAATTCATCGATGAGCATTTCGAAGAAATTTATGGAAAGGGGAGATAAATATGAAATCACACGATAAAGCATTCTTAATATCAGGCATGATGTTCAACGCAGTATTTTTCCTGCTCATGTTAGTAGAAGTGGTCATCACTAAGTCAGCAGGATATGCACTATTCGCAGCATTAGCAACTTATGTATTTTTCGACCAATGTTACTACAAAATAAAAGACTGAATGCTATCGGCAAATAGCAAACAGTCGGAGACTTTTAAAATTATATGTACTTAAAATTTACAACTAAATTAGGAGGCAGTCAAGTTGAAACACAAATTACTAAAAATTGCTAACGACTTAAATGTATTAATTGTTAACAGCAAAGAAAGTGTTGAATGTCAATTCGGAACAGGAATTTGTGATGACGAAGTAGTCCTATTCTTCTTTCATCACTCAGACGAGTATAAAACAGATGTTAAGAACATTATGTTCGCTGAATTTCATACATCAGAAGAACTTCATGACAAATTCGAATTAGCTAAGAAAGTAATCAAAGGAGAGTGCTTGATTGATGAAAGAAACAGTCACTTACCTAATTAAGCTAAAGAACGCACCTTACGACTTATATATCAGAAACAGACCTAATGCTCCCGAAGATACAGATTATACAAGAGATAAACGTAGAGCAAGAGAGTTTGACGGTTTAGACAAAACCTCAATAGACATGACACAACATGCAGCAATTAAAAAAGTAGTAACAGAAACAACTAAATATGAGGAGGTAGGACTTGATGACTGAACAACTTAATTTATATCAAAAAATAGCTGATGTTAAAGCTAATATTGACGGCTTCACTAAAGATACTAAAGGTTACAACTACTCATATGTTAGTGGATCTCAAGTCCTTCATAGAATAAGAAACAAGATGATTGAACATAATTTATTACTTGTACCATACACAGAAAACGAAGAAGTAACTGAAACCACAAATGCGAAAGGTAAACCAGAACATATTATTAAATTGAAACTGACTTATAAATGGATCAATGCAGATAATCCACAAGAAATTTTAGAAGTACCTTTCTTCGCAGTAGGCCAACAAGACGATGTATCGAAAGCACATGGTACTGCATTAACTTATGCAGAAAGATATTTCTTAATGAAATTCTTCAATATTCCAACTGATGAAGATGATGCAGATGCAAAACAAAAACAAGAAAAATATAACAAGGTAAGTAGTAAAACGGTTGGCGTTCTAAAACAAGAAGTATTTGATTTTGTTGATTTGATGAAGTCATTAGGAAAAGACGTAACGCAACAACAAGCAGAAAGCACATTTGGAATACAAGATTACACGTCGATGTCTGAACAACAAGCAGTAACTACAATCAATAACATTCAAGCAATGGCGAAGAAATATAAGGAGAATACAAATGACTAATTTAACAATTTTAACAGGACGTATCACTAAAGATTTAGAACTAAAACAAGCAGGACAAACTCAAGTAACTAACTTCTCATTAGCAGTAGATAACCCATTCAAAAAAGACGACACATCATTTTTTGACATCGTAGCATTCGGTAAAACTGCTGAACTACTTAATAACTACTGTGGTAAAGGTAGCAAAATTTTAATCGAAGGCAACTTGAAACAAGATAGATTTCAAGATAAAGAAGGAAACAATCGTTCAGTAGTGCGAGTGATTGCTAACAGAATTGAATTTTTAGATAGCAAAGGTAGTAACCAACAAAACGGTCAACCTCAACAACAAAGAGGACAAGCACCAGCCGGCAATAATCCATTTGATAATGGTACAGACATCGATAACTCAGATTTGCCTTTCTGATTGGACTGATGTAGATGGCGAAAATCAAAAACTACATTACTCAAGATGACGGTACAACTACCGTTGTCATTGAGGGTGTAGAACTAGATAACAAAACTTCACTCCTACTTGATAACGGGTTTGAAGTAGAAGCAGATGTGCAAATCGTAGACCCTTTCAGAATTACCGACAAACAACGCCGTAAGATATTTGCGCTTGTAAAGGACATAGAGGCTCATACTGGGCAACCTATGGACTACATGCGCCATATGTTCATCGAATACGTTCGGACGTACTACGGCTACGATAAGCGCATCTCATTAAGTGATTGCACACGTACACAAGCTAGCCAAATTATCGAGGTTACATTGGACTGGATATTTCATAACGATATACCACTCGCATATAAAACGAGCGACTTACTCAAACAAGATAAAGCATTTCTATATTGGTCAACAGTTAATCGTAACTGCATTATCTGTGGGAAACCACATTCTGACTTAGCGCATAGATATGCAGTAGGTAAAGGGCGCAATCGTAACAAGATAAATCATGTAGGCAATCAAGTATTAGCACTATGTCGTTCTCATCATTCGGAACAGCACCAAATAGGGATGGATACATTCAATAATAAATATCACTTAACAGATAGCTGGGTTGATGTGGACGATCGACTAAATAATATGCTTAAAGGAGGTAGTGATATTGGCTGAAGTATCATGGATAAAATTAAAAGTCGGAATGTTTGATGATAGCAAAATTAAATATATAGAGGCATTACCAGAACGTGACACAATCATTACAGTTTGGGTGAAATTGCTAACACTTGCTGGTAAATATAACGAGCATGGCTACATTATGCTATCTGAAAATTTGCCGTACAACGATGAGATGTTAGCGAATGAATTTAACAGACCTATTAATTCTATCAGATTGGCGTTACAAACATTTAAAACATTAGGAATGATAGATGATAATCAAGGTGTCTATAAAGTGACTAATTGGGAAAAACATCAAAGTTTAGATAGTAGAAGCAAGCATAACGAAAAGAATAGACTTCGACAACAACGTTATAGAGAACGACAAAAACAAAACCAAATAGAAAGTAACGTTACCGTAACGTTACGTAACGATACAGAAGAAGAAAGAGAAGAAGAATATAAGAATAAGAATAAGAATAAAGAAGATAGAAGTGACGACGTCTTCTCAAAATCGATTAATTATGTAATTACATTTTTAGATAATAACCTAACTCCTTACCAAATGGAACAGATAGGATATGCAGTCGACGATATAGGGGAACATGCTGATGAGGTTATCGAAATTGCTACTGATTACACGAAAGAAAAAGGGTGTCATGTTGGTTATTTAATTCAAGTTTTAAATAATTGGGCTAAAGAAAATGTGAAAACTAAAGAAGATGCTCAAAACAAAGTACAACCTAAACAACAAGTAAAAGGAACTTTACTAGACGACATATTGAACGAGGAGTGATAACAAATGCCTATGACTAAAAAAGAGGCTGCAATCATTCTTAATAAAATCAATACTATTTACAATATGAAGTTCGATAGTGACGAACAAGTTTTGAAAGAATGGCTACACCTATTAATAAAATATGGGGACTATCAACCGACATTATTAAAAACAGAGCAATACATCAGAGAAAAGAAGTATAAACCTACTTTATCTGACATATTAGCTTATAAACCTAAAACAAAAGTGATTGATACGATACCTAAAGAACAAACTAAAGCATACAAATTACAACATGACCCAGAATACAAAAAACGTCATGAAGAACGTAAGAAAAAATGGGCGCAGATGAAACAAGAATGGGGTGTTGTAGATGAAGAATATTGATGTTTTATCAACCGAACACGCTATTGTGTCTAATCTGATGAACTACCCTAAATTGTTGAGTAAGTTAAAACTCAAACCTGCAATGTTTACAGATGTTACTGCGCAAAAATTTATCGAGTATGTACTTGAACAAGGCAAAGTAGATGTAAACGAGATTTACTACAAAAGCAGAGAAGATGCTGAATTTATACCAACTAAGGTATTAACACAACTGTATAACTCTAAAGGTACAGACAAAGTGTTTTTTATGCAGGATCAACTAAATATCTTAAACAACTACATTTTGAATAAGGCTAGGGTCGAAGTTAGCGAGTTTCAATCAGTACCAACGAAAGAGAATTTTACTTATCTAATCGACCAATTAAAAGAGCTAAGTGAGTTAAATATCGAGAAAGACAACCCGACAGACCAATTTCTAACAACTGTTATGGAAAACATCTTATCAGATACGCCTAAGACGTTTATAACGACGAACTTTAATAAGTTAGATGAAAAGATACATGGCTTTGAAGAAGGACAATTAAACGTGCTTGCAGGGCGACCTAGTACAGGCAAAACTGCCCTAGCATTAAATATGATTTGGAACCTGACACAACAGGGGTATCCGACTACCTTCTTCAGTTTAGAAACTGGAGGTAACAACATTGTTGAACGTCTAACGTCTGCGATATCTGGTGTGCCACTTTATAAGATTAAAAAGTCAGATGGGTTAAATGATGATGAAGTTGAAAGAATAATGTCAGCAATCAACGACATTAAACAACATAGCAACTTTAGAATTGAAGATCATGCTCAAATTACACCACAAGGTGTGAGAGAAATTGCTATGAGAGATAGCGATAAACCACAAATTATATGTATCGACTACTTGCAGTTAATGAAATCTGACTTGCCACAAAAAGATAGACGTTTAGAAGTTGAAAAAATTAGTCGTGATTTAAAGATTATAGCTAAAGAAACAGGTTGCTTAATCATTGCTTTATCACAATTAAGCAGGGGTGTTGAAAGTAGGCAAGACAAACGTCCTATGATGTCTGATTTAAGAGAGGCTGGGGGCATTGAGCAAGATGCGAACATGATATTCATGCTTTATCGAGATGACTATTACAACCGTGAAATCGCAGATGATGAAACTGGCAAATCAGATATTGAGTTAAACGTCGTTAAAAATAAAGACGGTGAGACGGGCGTTGTTGAACTAGAATTCTACAAAAAAACACAGAGGTTTTACTAATGATTATTGCAGAATTACAAACGTTGTTAGGCGACTTGTACCGTAACGATTACAAAGATGATCCAATCATTCAAAAAAGCATTTTAGAAATGGGTTGGGCAGTAGATAGATTATTAAAAAGTGAAGAAATAACCTTTTTTGATGATTACGATAACGTTAAATCAAAAATATTAGATGAAACAAAGTGGAGGCAAAGCGATGGGACTTATAGAAAATCAACCTAACGCATATAGCCTATATGAAAGCGACGGTTGGGAAATGCTTAGGGTTCTGCCTAGAGATGACGGTACTTTCTATCTTGCTAATAAAGGCGGAATGAGTGATAAGCATTTTAAACCACTTGTGACTAAAGATGAGTTAGCAAAGATGAAACGTAAACATAAATTATTTAGAAAAGAAGAATTACAACAACAGACAACAATAGATGAATTCTTATTCTAGGAGTGACAACGTGCGGATAGAAATTAACTTTAACGAAACGTATGAGGCACCTATTGGCTCGCCTCGTCCACGTTTCAGAAATACAGGTAGATTTGTTCAAACATACATGCCAGCGTCGTATACGGCGCATAAGAAGTTTATACAGAGCCAGTTACCTAAAAAGATGTTGAATACACAACTTAAGGTGTCGCTTCACTTTTATTTCAAACCACCTAAGAGTTGGTCAAAAAACCAAAAACTGATAGCGATAGGTCAGTACAAACGTACTAAGCCTGATATAGATAACTTAATCAAAACTGTGCTAGATGCAGCGAACGATCATCTATGGAAAGACGATAACCAAATCGTTGAAATACACAGTTTTAAGCAATATGCAGAGGAACCGAAAATTATTTTAGAAGTGGAGGAAGTGTAATGCAAGAAGAAACACTAAAACTCACATTCGATTTAACCGTCGAAGTAGAACAACCTATTTGGATAAACAAACATGCAGATAGAGAAAACTATATCGAACATTACTCTAATAGATATAAAAATGACCCTGACGACTTACTGGATAATATCAAAAACATTACTGACGTTAGTGTCAGTTATGCAGATTGGAAGTGACACTATGATAAAAGTGAATTTAAACGGTAAACGTTACAGATTATGTGATGTGTATAAATATTTTGATGTATCTGATAGTACGGTTCGTAAGAGATATAAAGAAGGCTTACGTGGTCCAGAATTAATACATGGCAAGGGAGTATATGAATATGGTGCAGACGTACGAAAGAAATGAAAAGCAATTAACAGCTAAGCAGTTGTATGAGATACAGCAAGCAGAAATTAGGCACGAAAGAGCGTTGAAACGTAAACGTAGAGAAGAACGTATTGCTAGGGCTAAACGTGCAGAACGTGAGGTTGCTAAGCATAGAGTGAACACTAGATACTTTAAAAATCTAGTACAAAACAATCTTATGGTTAAAGTCAAAACAGATCAATACGGCAATGTGCAGAGGGGGTAGCGGAATGGAAAATGTAAGAATAATTGATTTGAAAGTAGATAATATTGTTCAGTTCCAAGCACCATTTAAAGGTATTACTGCTATGCAAACGGCCATAGTCAATCGTGTGTATGCAAAAGAAAAAGGTTTAAAAACAGTTTGGTACGCAGAGGTTGAGAATGCAGGTGGTTATAAATTCACACTTACTGATAATGATGACTTTGTGAGAGTAAACGAGCCATTCACACGTAAAGTGGATATGAAGGAAGGACAAGACATGGTACACGAACCACCTCATTATCAGTTCGGTAAATTTTCGGCAAGAATGATTATCGAATTAGTAGGTAAGACGTACAAATCGGCGTCAGTATTTTATCACGTAGGGAATGCACTCAAATACTTAATGAGAGCGCCTAGAAAGAATGGTTTAGAAGAT